AGACGATTACAGACATGGAGCTCAAATAAGACCAGTTAAAACTGGCACAAGCGTTGAAGTGTTTAAAAAGAAGGAGCTTACGTCTCCGGAAACACGTTAGTCTTTAGCTAATGTGTAGTTCATCTACCTTGTCCTTTATAAGCTTTTTTATAATTTCTAGCTTTTTTTGATTTAGAAGATTTCTTCTTTGAATGAACTCCAGGTCTTTTTTTGTGCGGTTTAGCAATGTGAGTTCTAACTGTTGAACTCTTAGTAGGTTTTGCCATAGTGATTTATTATTTTTTAAAAGCAGTTAAAAACTACCTTTTAATATATATTAAAATTTTATGAAAAAAAAGTTAGATCTTCATGGTATTAAACATATAGACGCGGATAATATCATAGAAGATTATATCCTAATTACAAAACCACCATTTTCCATAATAACCGGAAATTCTATCGATTTATTTTTCATAATAAAAAAAACCACTCGAAAGAGTGGTTTTTTTTATTAAGCTTGTTCTGTTTCTGTCTCTGTTTCTGTTTCTGTCTTAGTTACACTAACAACTTCGATATCAAAAACTAAATCTTTACCAGCTAATGGGTGATTTCCATTAATAACCACGTGGTCTTCATTAACTGCTTCAACAAGAACTCGAACTGGTTGTCCGTTTCCTGAGTCAGCTTGTAATTCTTGTCCTACTTCAACTTCACCTGGTAATTTATCAAATGGAACTTGTACGAAAAGGTCCTCTCTAACTTCACCATATGCTTCAGAAGCTGGAATAGTTACTTGAACTTTATCTCCAACGTTTTTTCCTAAGATTGCATTTTCGAATCCTGGAATAACTTGTCCAACTCCAACGTCAAACTTTAGTGGTTCTCTACCTTCTGATGAGTCAAATGGTTGATCGTCATTAGGATATCTTCCTGTGTAATGTACTTCTACTGTACTTCCTTGTGTAATCATATTTTTTTATTGTTTTTTATTTATATAGAGATATATTAAAAAGTTTTAATCTCCCCACACCTTATATATAGATTTTTTTCTTCTCTTATTTTTTTCTTTCTTTATCAATTTCTTTTGCTATTTGTTCTGAGAGTAATTTTGTGAGTTCACTTTCAATATCAACTGTTTTTTTAATTTTCTTCATAATTTAACATAGTGTAATTCTATATCACCATCTATGGTTTCTATTATATATGAGCAACTTTCACAAAAGTCTCCGGTATTATAGTAATTTTTATCTTCTATCTTTTCAATAGATGGTGTGTGTATATGTCCAATCATAATTGAATTACAAGAGGTTTCATTTATTTGTATTAGTGCTAATTTTTTAAAATCGTTTATAAATGAAATAGCATCTTTAACTCTATTTTTTAGAAATTTGGAAAGAGACCAATATTCCAAACCAAATAATTTTCTAAACCAATTATAGATATTATTTATCTTAAAACTCCACTCATAGGCAATGTCACCAATTAAATAAAGAATTGGATGTAATCTTATAAATCCATCAAATTTATCACCATGACATATGTAAATACTTTCTTGTTTTTTTGTCCAGTAATATTTTTCATCACAAAGTTCAATATCTCCAATATTTATACTATTTTCTTTTATTAATCCTCTCAGATAGAAGTCATGATTACCTATTATGTAAGTCACTTTAACACCCTTTCTAGACATTCTTAGTATCTTTTGTATAACTGTTGAATGTTCTTCTTTCCAATAAAATTTTCTTTTTAGTGATGTTAGATCAATAAAGTCACCAACTATTATTAAATTTTCAAATTCTAAATTTTTAAATACCTCTAATAACTTATCTGCTTGGCATTTTTTTGTTCCTAGATGCACATCTGATATAAAAAGAGTTCTAACTTTTTTCATGTATTTTTATTATATTTTCAATGATATCATCGATTGGATTATACCATTTATAATCTATTTTATCCCAATTGTTTAACCAATCGCTTATTGAATCTGATGTGAATGAATCAGTTAATATTCCTATTTTTTTAAGAGAAATCGCATTACACAGTTGTTCATATTGTCCTCTTAATGGAATTGACCATAGTTTCTTATTCATTATAAGTGCTTCTGAAGTTGTTGAAAATCCAGAAGCTGTTATTATTCCAGTACAATTTAGCATATCGTTTTCAAATTCTTCTTTATTCAATTTTTTTAGTTCTATATTTTCAATTTTTTTACTTCTTTTAATATCAGGTGAATATATTTTCCAATTTTCTTTTCTAAATTCTTTTAATTCTGTTATTATATAATCAGATGATAGTGATGGTAAATAAATTAAATAGAAGTCTTCATCTTTTGGTTCATTGGATAAAAATTTTTCATTTACAACAGGTTGGTATATGAAATCATCAAATTTTTCATATCCCAATGCTATGTTATAATCACATTTTGCGAATTTTTTTAAAAACTTTTCAGAAATCTTATCCCTCTTTGAAGGTCTTGGTAAATTATTGGATAGAAATGAATATTGATTACCGAATCCAATTGAAGTTATTCTACATTTTCTGGCTGACCATGCTGATATGGGTTCAAAATCAGATATTACAATATCATATTTACTAACATCATATTTTATATCTTTTATAAATTGTTTTACATTTGCTTTTTTAAATGTTTTTATCCAATCTATACTCCCTCTATTATCATAATACATTGATAATCCCTCAAAATGTTTAGTAATTTTAAATGGTATTTTAAGTTGTGAATTATTTCCCGATGTGATAATATCCACATCGAATCCATTTTCTATCAAAGATTTGATCAATTGTGTTGATCTTGTTATGTGTCCATTTCCGGTTAATTGAATACCGTATAAAACTTTCATAAACTATATATTATTTCTATTTTATTTAAATTAAACTTTTCAAAAAAAATACTTAGAATAAACATGAATTTGTCTTACGAATTATCTGATATAACTTCTCACCTAAATGATATAAGGTATAACTACCTTATTGTTCCTATTTCAGTTCTGAATATTTTAGAGCAAGACACTAGATTTACATATATAGAATTTAGAGAGGTTAACAGTGGATTAAATAAAGTTGGTAATTTTATGTGGTATGAGGTTTATTTAGATATTTTAATGCCACCTGATGAAATTTTAATCTACTGTGATAAATCTATTTTAAGAGACAACAAAATTGACTTTTTATTGAGTGATATTGAGTTGATAAAAGAAAAAAGAATTATTGTATGATGTATTCAATATTAGATTTTATTTTCAAATCAAAGATTGTAAAATATTTTCAAAATTATTATAAAGGAATAGTATTATTAAGAGAAAAAAGTTATTATTTAAATACATTATTATTAAAAATAATAATGATGTCAAAATCTATTTATATAACTAAGTGGTATGAAGATTTATACGATGTTTGTATAGAGATTCAAAGTTCTACAAGATATAGTCAATCTATTTACTTAGATAATCTATCTTATGATGATCTAAACTCAATTGTTACTTCTATAAAAGAAAAATATGAAGAAGATGAAATAGAGAATGTTAATTTAGATTACTCAATATTATTTAAAGTGATTGACTTTTTATCTACTAAATTCAAAGAAAATAGTTTTGATAGTTCAACTATTAGTGAAATAAAAAAGAGGTTAAACTAACCTCTTTTAAAATTTTTGAAACTTGATATTCTAGATTCATTGCTTATTACATTTCCCTTATTATCAAGTTTAGTAACTTGTTCTGAGGGTATAACTTTATAATCCATATCTGGTTCTCTTCCAGTTCCTTCACCTTTTTCACTCCATTTTAGTCCAAAGTCCCATTTAATTCCTGATAAGTCTCCAATTATTTTATTTTTGAATAAGTCGATATATCTTTTACCCTCATTATTCAATAATAATTTACTAACTTCCACTTTTTCACCATTATCTGATTCTGTTTCGGTTTTAACTTGTCCAAAAACATTTGAGATTGATCCTATTCCACCATGCCCACCTGATACAGTAATTTCATCTTGTCCAATTGATGTATCTGGATCATAATAGTTTAGGTATTCTTTAAAGTTGTTTAATAAATAAGTCATATAAACTCCTAAATCATTGATAGGATTACCATCTTTATATTTAGGTGGATTTTGAATTTCTTTAATATTACTGAATGCGCAAACTTGTAAAGTTCCTCCGTATTGTAGTAATATAAACTTAGGTAATTGTGGTATAGTCCAAACATTTCCATCCTTATCTACTCGTCTAGACATTAAATAAATTTCATCTTCTGATAAGAATTCTTTTAATTTAGATGTATTCATAGCATCTAATTTATCTAATTTACCAGAAGATATAGCTTCTTGTATTTTACCCATTATAATTCCCATTTCATAATCTTCTTGTATGATAGTTCTGGCTCTTAAAGCATTAGCCCATGTTCCTGTTGGAACAAATGCCAAATCACCAATTAGTGCATAACCATCAGAGAATATATTAAATTCACTTCCGGCACCACCAGCCATTCTTTGGAAATCTGTTAAAAATTCAGATTGTGTTTTATAAACTTTCTTCATTTTTTTAGATCCTCTAGTTTGTCTTTCCATTCTTCTTAATCTATAGTCAGAATCTGATAAGAAATCCTTTTTCTTTCCTGTTCTTGTGAAAACATTATGTTCTGGATAAACTTTTTTCATAACATTGAAAATAGAATAAATAGATGCGTCTCTACAATTCTTAATAACTGATATTAAAGTTTGGTGATCACCTCTTTTAAGCATTTGATTAAAAGCAGCTGCAAATTGTAATCTTATATTTTTTTGTTTTTTAATATCTGATAAATTATAGTCTAATAATCTTTTCCAATCTACTTCATACTCATCATATTTAGCAGCATCAATCATTCTGATAACTGAAACTGTTAAATCATCCTGTGGTACTCCTAAATTTAAACAGATTGCTTCGTATGCAGATGCTGTTTCTGATTTACCCACTGGCATATCTTTATATTTTTTCTTTTGTTCTTCTGTAAATACTCCATGGTGGTCTAAGTAATAATCAATTATCTCGTCTCTTTCATCACCTGGCATATTGGCAAAGTCAACAACAACATTAATTAATTTAGGATCAACAGTTGTATATTTCCACCCATCAGAGTAATTAAGGATACCATATTTAACAATTTCAAATCCATTGTCTATAAGATATTTTTTTACTTCGATTGCGCTAAAAATACCATCCATATCATCATGAGTGTATAAAGCAACTTTCTTACCATCTTTGTCTTTATTTAACCAATATTTTTCATCTTTTGGTAATCTAGGTGAGGCTTCTTCATTTACTTTAATAAAATTATTATATCTGTTAATTTTCATTATTTATATTTATTTTTTATTATATATTAAATTATTTTATCAACTTTTTATTATATATTTTTAATATATAAAGTATATTCATAATGATATAGAAAATTTAATTTAATAAATGATATTAAGTGTTTGGAGACCTAGAACAAAATATATTGATAATAAACAAGTAATAATATATTATGAGTTATGTAATATAGATGATATTTATAAAAGTGGTTCAAGTAATTTAAAGGTTATTTATATATGTGATAATGATAGTTGTAAAAACTCTAATAAAAAATATGCTATTAACAGACATCATTTATCTAAAAAACGTTCTAAAACAGTTAATGAAGAAATACAGATATGTCGTTCTTGTCAAACAAAGGGTGAGAATAATCCTAGATATGGAGATAATAGAACCTGGGATGAAATACATGGTATTTATAAATCATCTTTGTTAAAGGAACATAAGAGAAAATTATTTATAGAAAATAATCCGTCAAATAATATAGAAGTTATTAATAAGAAAAAAAAGAATAATTTAGAAAAGTGGGGTGTTGAGAATGTTTTTCAATTAGAATTTGTTAAAGATAAAATTAAAAAAACAAATTTAGAAAAGTTTGGATATGAATCCCCAATAAAATCTGAATTTGTTAAAGATAAAATTAAAAAAACAAATTTAGAAAAGTGGGGTGTTGAAAATGTCTTGCAATCTAAAGATGTTAGAGATAAATCAAAATTAACAAGTTTGTGTAGATATGGATTTGAATATCCACAAAAATCTGATATTATTAAAGATAAAATCAAAAAAACTAATTTAGAGAAGTTTGGAGTTGATAGTCATATGAAGGATGAATTTTTCAGATCTTCTTTTATAATTTCCAAAAATATTAATTATATAAAATATTTAGAAAATGGAATATCTTTATTTAAGTGTGATATAGGATGTAATCATAATTTTGAAATAAGTTCTGATACTTTTTTAAGTAGAAATAAAATTGGAACAAAATTATGTACAATTTGTAATCCAATAGGTGATTTTAAATCTTATAAAGAAATTGAATTATATAATTTTATTAAATATTCATATAATAATGAAGTTATACAATCATATAGAGATGGTTTAGAAATAGATATATATTTACCTGAATTAAATTTAGGATTTGAATTTAACGGTTTATATTGGCATTCAGAAAAACATAAAGATAAAAATTATCATAAAAATAAAACAAATTATTTTAGGGAAAGAGGCATAAGAATTGTACATATATGGGAGGATAATTGGGTTAATAAAAATGAGATAATAAAATCTCAGATAAAAAACTTATTAAATAAAACCGAAATTAAGTTATTTGCTAGAAGGTGTGGGGTTAGAGAAGTCTCTTTAAATGAGTGTAGAGAATTTTTAGATAATAATCATATACAAGGATATGTTAATTCTAAAGTCAAAATAGGTCTTTATTATAACGATGAATTAGTTAGTTTGATGACATTTGATCAATTTGAAGGTCGTAAAAAAATGGAAGAAGGTGGGTGGAATTTGTCTAGATTTTGTAATAAACTAAATACTAATGTTATTGGAGGAGCTTCAAAACTCTTAAACTATTTTATCAAAACATATTTACCAAAGAGGATTGTTAGTTACGCTGATCGAGATTGGTCAGTCGGTAATTTATATTATAAGTTAGGATTTAAAATGATCAATGAATCTAGACCTGATTATAAATATATTATTTCTAATAAAAGAGTTAATAAATCCAGATATAGAAAATCTAATTTAATATTGGTAAATTCTAAAAATGTTGATTTATCAGAATCTAAAGAGATGTTAAATAGAAATATTTTAAAAATTTGGGATTGTGGTAAAATAAAATTTGAATTTACTCATTAATTCATTAATTAGAGTTTTATTTTGATTTACCAAATCCGGTAATTTTTCCATTCTTATCTCCTTTATCTTCTTCATCATCCCATCTGGTGTTAAAGAAGTTTTCGTGATCATTTACAATTTTAACATCTGAATCCATTGTTGCGAAAGGTCCTAATTGACCTGATCTAAATATACCACCAATCATATCACTATTTAAATATCCATCCATAAAGAAACAGTTATTTAAATTAGATCCTTCTACTCTACAAGAGAGTATTTTAGTATTAATTAATTCGGTATGTTCTATAGTTGATTTTGATATTTGTGAATTTCTAACTTCACATCCTAGTAGAGTTGAGCTTTCAAATATACCGTTAAGATCACAATTTATAAACTCGTAGTTTTTAAGTGTTGATGAGGCTTTTATTTTAGCATCAACTATTTCTATAGTTTGTGTTAGAGTAACATAATTTATTATACATTCTTTTAAGTCTGTAGTCCCATCAATTAAATTATATAACTTTGGAAATATTTTATCATAATAAGATGATACAATATCATAATTACTACTTTGATCTATTTGTAATTGAATTGTTGGGTAATCAACTATAAAATTATCATACTTTGAAAAATTATTAAATTGTTTAATGTTATTCTCCAAATAGTCCGCTAATTTATTAATATCTTCTGAATTAAATCCAACATCGATTGAGTTCCAAGTGTTTATGATAAATCTATCTAAGAAATAAATAAGTTGTCCTGGATTTTTTTCATAATCTTTACCACCAATATATCTATATTCTAATCTTTGACTTTTAACTTCATTTGTAATATTTAAAAAGTTTATACCATAATATTTATCATTTGGAATTCTAATATTGTTTTTAACAACGCCAATTGGTATATTAAAAAAGTCATACTCTTTATATGGTATTATTTTTTTAATTGTTTTTGCATAAACATTATCTTTTCTAGATGGGAAATATCTATAAATTTCATCTTCATCTGTGTTTAATATTAGTTTTAATATATTTAAATCGTTTAAGTTTTTTTCTTCATCTTTAAAAGAAAGGTTAAAGTGTATGGAACATTTATCATTGGTATATCCGTACTTTTGTATAAAATTTAGTATTTTTATAAAATAATACTTTGCATCAAAGTATTCAAGTGGTCCAGTTACTAGTTCTACTAGATTATTACCACCGGAAAGATCTGGTTCAATTTTAAAATTATCTTTATCAGGTGTAAAATCAGAATGATATTTTCTAAAACCCCAAACTTTAACTGGGTTTAATTCAATATTAAGCATTTCGAGAGTTTTATAAAAAGAAAGATCTTTCATATAAAATTCAAATTCAAAACCTATTAGTGCATTTTTAAGTTTAGAAGATTGGTTTAAAAATTTATCAGAATATTTATTCATAGTATTATATATATTAAATATTTATTTCCGATTTTTTTCAGGGAAGACTTTTTAGTTTATATATAATCAAATAGTAAATATAAAATTTTAAAAAAGTTAATGAATTTTTTCTGTGTTTATGTTAAAACTCGTAAAAAGATTGATAAGTATATTAAGATCAATAGGGTTAAAAACAAATATATTATAGATATTAAAAAGATAATTGAAGAAGAAGAATTAGACCCTAATGGAGACAAAACTTATTTAAAAATAATTGTTTTTAATAAAATACAACAGGCTATATCAAAAAATAAAGATATTTATTATATACCGGACTTTGATAATGAATTTTCAATTGAAAAATTATTAAATCTTAAAAAGATATTGGGGGAAAATCAGTTTAATGTTCTCATATTCTACAATGAGTTTAGAAAAGATACATCTATAATCGATGATGTATTTGGAAATCTTTCGAAATTTACAAACAGTCAAATAATAAGAGACTATTAGTATTAATATATAAAAGAAAATATTAATTTAATATGGCAACTATTAATCCTAATGATTCCGGTCAAGTTAGAATTTTAGGTGGATCACCACTTGGTTTGATAGGAGTTCAATCAACACCTTATAGAGGTAGAAGTACATTTAATGGTGGTGGGTCTAGAAATTTTAACGTATCCGGATATAATGATTCTAAGAGTAATATTTATTTCGCAAATGATAGTGGAAACTCATTACTGACCGGTAAGAGAGTTAATAATCCATGGCCACAAACTCCTTTTATTGATGATGGTTTCTATGATACGACTGGTTTAGGTGGTGATCAAAAAAGTTACAAAAGATCAGATGTTAATAAAGGGGATTCAGAATATGATACATCTGTTTTAAATATAATTGAAAAGTTAGCTAATACAAAGGCTGCTTTAAGACCAACCGATTTTGCATATTGTAAAAATTTAGGTGTTTATCCAAATAATAGATTGGTTGTAGTTAGAAGATTTTTGGGACCTTCAGAAGATAATATATTTACAAAGTTGTCAGGGGGTGAATTGGGAGCACTAGCAGTTGTTATAAGTTGGGTTAAGGAAGATGAGGATTTTTTAAGTTTGGATTTTGGAGAGGAATGGGGAGAAGCTGAAGGTAGCTTTACTGGTATTATAAATAGCATAGGTGAAGATTTTGGTAGAAAGGCTTCCATGGGTTTGGGTACTATGGCTGAACAAGGTATGGGTGGATTGCCTTTCCCTGGTTTTAGTGAAATAATGACGAGGAAATTTATGGCTAAAATGGGTATCTTAAATGAAGATGAATCAATGCTACCTGTTGGTAATCCAAATCTAATAAAACAAGCAAAAGTTAGAAAAACCATTGGATATGACGAAGTTGGTGCCGGTTTAAATACAACATTTAGTTTTAAAGTTACTGCAGAATATGAATTGAAATTTATATCAGGAATAGATCCAACTTTAGTTTGGATGGACCTTATTTCAAATTTTGCGAGATTTGGTACATCTAAGAGTGATACATTTGGATTGAGTAAAAAATTCTCTCAAAAAATGAAACAGTGGATTAATAATCCTAGTTTGCTTGTTAAGAATATGGCGTCTGGTTTAAAAGATGTTGTTTTAGATTCTTTGGAAACGTTCAAAGAAACAATAAATGAGATGGTATCTAGTGATCCAGCTAAAGATTCAGAAAGTCCGGATGAAAGAATGAAGAATAAGGCTCTTGGATTTGTTGAAAAAATGAAGAATAATTTACCTAAAATACTTAAACAGATATTAGGAAAATATAAAATAAAGGCTATTGGTATTATAAATGCATTATCTGGATTACCATCAACTCCCTGGCATATAACAATAGGAAATCCGATGAGACCAATATTCTCATCAGGTGATATGTATATGGATAGTGTTAACTTAAAGTTGGGATCTCAATTATCTTTTAATGATTTACCTACAAATCTAACATTGGAATTCACTCTAAAAAATGCAAGGGCTTGGGGTATGCAAGAAATAATGGCTAAATTCAACAAGGGTTATTTAAGGTCAGTTAATTTTACTTCAAAAATGCCTCTTTCTTATAATGAGATTAATGATACTAAAGTAACTGCTAGTTATTCAACTCCAATTAGTGGTTCTTTCTCGGCCGCTAGTAATCCAGGTGCGATTAATAACACCCCTGGATCAGAAACGGCTGCGACGGTGGGTGGTGATACTGGTGTTGTTACAGTTAAGGCGGAAAATAATAAAGTTCCGTTAAAGGGAACTAAAGATGATAAAGGGAATTTAAAATTCAATAATAACGAAAGGTTAGTTCTAACAGATAAAGCTAAAGATGGTAAAACAACATATAAGACTTATACTTATGTTAAAAATAAAGATGGTGGATATACTAGTTATATTTCTGGAAAAGACAAAGATGGTAAGAATGTAAACTCAACTAAAATAGTTGAGGCTGGATCAGCAGAGGCTAAAAAATTAGATAAATTGTTTGATACTAATGGTAATTTAGTTAATGGTGCTCAATCGAGTGTCACAGGTAAAGATGCCAATGGTGGTATTACTGGAATTAATGATTGGGATGCGAGTGCTGCGAGTCAAAAAAATGCTCTGGCAAAAGCTTCTCAACCAAAACCAATTGTTTCTGATAATACAAATGTTTCTGTTGTTCAAGTTCAACCTATTAAATTTCCAAATAGTTAAAAGTTCGTTTATATATTTATTCATAAGAGATAATTAACTATTAATATATATTACATGGATATTGAATATTTTAAATTAGTTAAATACTCAAATACTTTGGGTAGATATGCTTTGGAAACTCCTTCTCATATTTACGAAAATCTAATTCTGGATACTTATATTGTTCAGGAACATGAGGAAATGAGATTTGATTTAATTATGGAATCTATTTATGAATCAAGTTTATATTATGAATATTTAGATGTTATATTATACATAAATAGTATAGATAATCCATTGAATGTTTTAAATGGACAAGTTATATTATATCCAAGTAAAGACGATCTAGATTCTTTTAGATTGAAAATACAGAGTACAGAATTTCTTGGAGAAACTCCGTCTATAAATGGAAATCACAGTAAGGTTAATAGAGTTGACCAAAATAGAATTGATTTTATTAATAATAATTACACATTAAATCCTGTTCAGTCAACAGATAATCAAAGTTCAATTGTACTTACTAATAGTAGTCCAGGTGGTGATGCTATGTTTACAATAAAAGGATTAAATTAAAAGTTATGGGTGAAAAAATAAACAAGTTTGTAGAGTCTTTTAATAAAGAACTAGATATTAGAGTTTCTAAGCAATTAGAAAATGATAAAAAATATAAAGAATTAAGAGATACTGCTATAAGAAATAGTAGTCTTAAACTAGGTAAATGGCCAGATGATCCAAATGTTAAAACTATTGGAGATTTACTTAAATATGTTTTTCCAGAAAATAGGTTTTCAAAATTTAGACAGCCTCAATCAGTTTTAGGTGGAACAACGGCAAATCCAGAATATATTGACTTCATTAAAGATGTGAAAAACGATTCTGTAAGGGAATCTTATGAACAATTAATGAAATTAATTGGTGGAATTGATTATAATAAGTTTAAAACCAATGGGGGTGGTCAATATTGGTTTGATCTTTTTATGAAAAGTTTTTATGATATTGTAAGTAAGGATGACAATTTTATATCTAAGAGTGTTGATGAGATTAAAAATAATACAGGAAGTTATGCCATAAGTCGTTTTGATAATAAAATCAAAGATGGTACATGGATGATAAATAAAGGTAGAAAAACCTCTGATTATTTAGACTATATTTTATTTTATTCATATCTAATAAATGAAAATGATCTTAATAATTATAGATCTATTGAGCTTAGTATATTGAATCTTGCTGAAAAGAGAGGTGGTTTAGATGATAATGAGGATGAAATTATAAAACCGGAAAATAAAGATAAAAGAAATTCGGATCTATTATATCAAGCATTTTTAGAAGCTGGTGATTCTTATTCTGGTCCAAATACTAAAAAAATAGATGATTTAAACAGTGATGAAGTAAAAGAACAATTAGTTGAAAAGGATAAAATATCCGAATCTGATAAGACTAAAAATTTAGAAGAAGTTCCTAAAGAAACAATATCTGGGACTCCAAGTGCTACAATATCTGGAACTCCAAGTTCTATAAATTCAGTGATTGAATCTAGTGGTTACATAGGAGTAACTGGTAAATACTCAACTATTTATATACCAGATATACCAAAAAATCACTCAACTGTTATAAGTGCTGTAATATTTTATCCAAGTGATCTAGTTAATAATAGGGAAAAGTCTAAACCGGTTGAATTAAAAGATTATAAAACATATAAATTGTCCGATAGTGTTAAGGGTGATTTTTATTTATATAAAGAAGACCCAATTTCTAAACCGAAAGATAAATCCGGGGCTACATTCTCATATGATCTTTATAAGAGCAAAACAATATATGGTAAATTTGAAAAAGGTGATTGGGGTAAAATTATTCTACCAACTTCTGGTGGTACTGCATCGGGATTAAGTGCATCTGGGACGGCTAGTGGGTGGATAATTAAAAGTTCTGTTGTTGAAAGACCCGAATATAACTCTATGTTATCAACTTTAACATCTATAATACCTGATTGGTTTAAAAAGTATGTAATTGTTATTCCAAATTCAGAAACTGTAGATTATAAATCATTAAAAGCTGAAATAATAAGAGAAACTGAAAACAAGTATATAAAACATAAAGACTTGAATCTACTAACGGTTTCTACTTCAATAAATTCGGTGGATAATCAATTATCTGATTTTAAAAATATTATGATAGTTGATCCCTTTGTTTTAGAGTGGGATAGTTTTAAAAATAAAATAGATAAATTTTTAGAAACTAATCAAGATGGAATATACATGATATATAATTTGGATAGTCAAATTAAATCAGATGTTATAAGTGGATCTCAAAGTGGTACTCAAAGTGGTACTCAGAGTAAGAGTAGTTTAAAATCAACTGTTTCAAAGAAGAAGAGTAAATCGACAGTTAAAAAAGAAAGATCATTTGGTGATGAATATACATCATTTCTTAAACAATATGATCTTATATTAAATAATAAAATATCAGAATATTCATCTAAAATATCAGAATATAATAAAATTAAAATTGAAGCTATTAAAATATCAGATCCATATACTGATTCTACTGGTAAAAAAATAGATTTTCCAAAAGATTGTAATACAGTTGGTGAGGCATTTTCAAAGATATTTCCAGATAATGATAAGTATAGTAGGAACGCATTTCCAACTTTAGAAGATCAAATAAAGATTCGAGATTTAATTCTCGATAAGTATAAAGTAGGTGAAATTGAAATTTTCAAAACTTTATATAAAAATAGCAGTTCCTTTTTTTATATAAAAAATTTAAATCATATAAAAGATCATGGTGGCGCCATCTATTGGATGGATCTATTTTATAAGACATTTTCAGAGTTTATAATTGAGTTAAGAACTAGTGATGAAGATATTAAAAAAATAGATTACTTTGACAAATTAAGAAATGATAGTAGTTATTATTATTTTTTGGAAAAATTAAAAAAGAGTTTTGATGAATACATTGATGTTACAATTAGTAATAGTTTTATTTCAAACACATCAGAAAACTCAATTAAGAGTTCACTTTTACAAGGTTCATTTTTAAATATTTATTTAAATAGAAATTCTCTACCATTTATTGATCCAACTGGGTTAAGTGCTTCTACTGTGGTTCCTGTTACTGATCTATCAAGATATAGCAATAGTAATAAGATTGAAGAATTACATGAGACCTTACTTTTAGGTAAAAACTCAGTATTGGTATCAGAAGAAAGTGATCCTTTAATTATGATGGAGGATTTTTTCAGTGCAAATAGATTGACTTTAGAAAATTCATTAACAACATTTATACCATCAGCTGATACTGAAGATAATAGAAATAAAGAAAGTGTTTTAGATGGTTCTATAAAATGTGACTTGAAAATAATTGGATTAGATGAGAATCCTAATGGAGATGGATATCATTTGGTTATAAATTCTGGTGAAGAATTGCCAGAAATAAGAATAGAATTAATTGCTAAATTTAATCCAGAAGATGAATATAAAATGTCAAGAATAAAAATTAATGGTTTGGGTGATGAATATTTGGATGATGATTATATTATAGATAATACAAATATAAATGATAGTACAGGATCTTTATATACTGAAGAAGATTTAAAGGAATTCGAAGATAGTGGTTTTGTTGAAATCGGAATGTCTCTTGATGAACCAAAAAATATAATTGATAATAGTTCTTCATCTAACGATGTTACTAATTTAGAAGTTGGGAAAGGTCCAATGATGGGTAGTAAGTTACTTAATAAAGCTGGAGATTCTATGATAAATCTAGCTGGTCATAGATTGAAAAATATACCAGCTGATTTACAAAATTATTTAAGAGCTAATGGATTCCCAGGTACAGTAATTGGAAGTAATGGTATAATGAGAAATCTAAAGGAGTCCACTTATCCAAATAGTAAAGCAAGAGTTCCGGCTAGTTTTCATGGTTGTGGATTAGCACATGATTTGAAATTTAATATACCTGGTATTAGTTGGTCTGGTATTGGAAGCAATAGTAATTTAGCAAGTAATCAAAAGTTAAATTTAGTAATTTGGGAATGGACTAAAAAACAGGGAGACTTAGAATGGGGTGGTCAATGGGGTGTTAATAAGGGTACTAATAATGACGCTGGTGTTGTAAACGGTTGGGGTGTAACCGAATATCATCATTTCCAAATAAAGCCTAAAATGAATTATAAGTATTGGGAACCTGTAAAAGAAGAGTTGGATAAATTAGGTTTTAAAACAACAGATTTTACCGCAAATGGTAAAGGTTCTAATTTATACAAATTGATGATAAAATTAGCAGGTGGTTAATATTGACACCTAATAAAATGTTCAGTTAGTGCTCCTGATTTTTTAGTCACCGGTCCTTTATAGTTTGGTTTATTTTTATACTGATTTAATCCACGAGTATCACCATAGTGTCCCCAACCTCCTCTTCTATCCATGAGATAAGGTTTACCATCAGGCGATTTTAGTAAAGGTACACTTACGGTAACATTACCACCACTCACTGTCAATGATATATTATCAATATCCGGCATTAAATTATACTCTCTCAAATGTGGATTTATTTCTAGTGTTAATACATTTAATGTTTGGTGTGCAGTATCTCCAGAACCTCCAGTTCCGTGTTTTAATAAAAATCCACCAACAGGACCAACATAGTTTATAGTAAAGTTTGTTGTTGATTTACTAATTGTTATTTTTGGCACGGTTTTACCACCAATTGTACTGACTCCGTTCCAGAAAGATTCTTTTCCGTATTGAGTCCAACAATCATTGTTGGCACATTTTTCTTTTGGTTTTTCATGTTTTGTATTATTTTCAGTAGTTGTTGTAGAAATTTCGGTTTTTGGTGGTTGGTCTGTAGATTGGAGTTGTGAAACTTGTTGAGATCTTAACTTAGCTTCTTCTTCTTTTCTCTTTCTTTCTTCTTCTTTTACTATTTGATCATCTCTATATGCTTTATCGTAATCATCTTTAGTTGCTAAAGTATATGTAAATTTATTACCATGTAATTCTGTGTGTTTTTTACATAATTCAAAAAATTCATTTAGTGCATCTGCATTTTCAAAACAATGAGATCCGTCATCTGACCAATTACCAACCGATTTACCACCTGGTTGTCCAATATGTACATTAATATCAAAGTTAGAAGTACCGTCTCTGTTCTTTTTAGCAGGTTTTGTTATATTATTTGGATAAAAGTCTGGTCTATCATATGCATTATCATACCAAACCATTTGTTTTGAAAATTTGGTAGTAGTAAATGAAGTATATCCACCCCATCTGGAAGTTTGAAAAACATCTATATATTGTGATGGTACTAATATTTTAATACCTCTTTCTCGATCAATTTTAAGATTTTTTTCGATATTGGTTTTATCTACAACATCTTTTTTATCATCTAACTTAGTATCAGCCGGCTTTATATTTTTTAGCAAAGCTATTCTTATATGATGAATTTTCATATCATCATCACTTTTATTATAATCACTAGTTAGAGATATTAAGTTTGGGTCTAAATTAATTTTATTAATAGATCCTTTCATAGATATTTCCCATGATGCGCCTTTTTCTCCAACGAAATACGATATTATGTATTTTCCAGCGAATTCGCCTTCTGTGTTTATATTCGCATCTGGTGATATTAATGAAAGAACTGATTTGTATGCATCTCCAAAAAATTTAGAAAATCTATCTTTTTTTAATTTCTTTTCAAGTTCTGGTAATTGGTCTTCATATAATGTTAATGTTAAAACTTGTCCGGGTTCTGGTAAATTTACTTTTTCTCTTTTTAGAGTATTCTTTTTATCATCTTTAGATATTTTATCATCTTTATCTTTTTTATCGTTTTCATTTTTTAATCTAGATAATGATGTGAATAGATTATTTAGACTTATTCCACTTCTTTCAATTTTATTTAGATTTTGTATAAAGTCATTACTGAGGTTTAATTTTGATAAATCCTTATCTTTTAAGTCTGACAATGAGGTGAAAACAATACCAGCTGCAATTATTTTTGAAATGTCATCATTTACTAAGTTCTTGTCGATTCCTAAGTTGGATATTGATTTAGATAGTAGGTTTATACTATTTACTAAATTTTTTGCATCGTTTGATGAACTACTATTGAATGATATATTGGATATAGAATTCAAATTTATAGAATTCCTCGGTTTTAGTAAATCATTACTAATTGATGACGATAATATCTTATTTATTTTAAATGACATATATTTTTTTTATTTTTCAATTGCTTTTATGTGAAGTAGATCTATGTTCCCATTATTCTCTTTCAAGTATGTTGTATATTCTGTTGATGTTTTAATATTATTATTTACAACAAACTCGTTTATATTAGATGCTGCTATATTTGCTACTGATTTTGTTTTTGAAATAGAATTAGAGACAACAAATTTTTCTTGTGTAAATGATTTTATATCTTTATTAGCTATTTCTTTTTCGTAATCATTTTTTCTTAAAAATTTAATAACCTCTCCTTTATCCATTATTTTTATTAATGATTCATTTTTAACATCGCTAGTTGATGTATCTTTCCATTTAATTTTAACAACTGATATATAATTCTTTTTATCAGCTGATAAGTAAACTTTATCTTCTAAATCAGTATTTGAATAGAGAAGTTCTATTTGTTTTCCTATAGATTTTGATAAATTTTTCGCAGCATCTTTTATGGATGCCTTTTTCAAATCTTCAAACATATTTAAAGTTGTTGAATCAATAGTATCATTATTTGGATCCTTTTCTTTAGAAGATCTACCAAAAGTTATATACGTATTTCCAACTTTTGTAACCGTTGGAATTTGATTATTTAAATCACTCAGATCCTTCAAATCTGGTATTTTTGATATATCTGTATTTAAAACATTTATATCACTCTTATCATTTGATTTAGATTTATTAATTTCTGCTATTTCTATTGGACTTAAAATTGGTTGATTGAGTGCCAAACTATTATTACTTGATAAACTACCAAAAGAATTCAGAGATGAGTTATTAGCACTTAGACCTTTTACTTCTTTTAAGTCATCCTTTTTAGTTAATAATGATTCATTACTTGGTGGTGGATCTATCTTTATTTTTGGTATACCTTTATAAAAATCCTTTAAAGTTATTTTAGTATTTAATTTTGTTTTCCAATATTCATTCTCCTCTTTTGGTAAATTTTGTTCATTTAACCAATTTTCTGTTAACGTAAATTCAGTACCAGGCATAGTTGAGTATTTATATTTTTTGATGTGCCATTTTAAATAATCATCCTTATAAAATATATAGATGTTGTCAGAGAAGTCATTTGTATATTCTTTACCCTTTGATAAACATTGGTTTCTTATAGCTACTATATTCATCTCATAAGGTTTCTCGTAAAGTTTATAATTTTTATTCTTCAGCAATTGTTTCAAAACATCCACATCTGGATTAATTTCTTCAACCGCTTTTGGAATAAGATCTACTGGAGCTACCGGTTTAGCAGCATCTTCTTTTGGTTTGTCAAAAGTTTTATTACTTGGTCCATCAACTGGTTCAAATTTCGCTTCTTCCTTCTTTGTTATATTATTTTTCTCAACAGTGGACTCCCATCCATCACCAATGGTTGGGTCGTAAAATCTAGTAGGTGATCCTATATAGCTAGTATCATCTTTTTTGGTTAGTATTTTAACATATTCATTATCTACAATATATACATTTTTCGATAATAATTTAGATGTTTTTGTACTAAAGTATTTTTGAATATGTGATATTAATGCTGGAGTTGCTTGAGTTGGTACTCCAAGATTACCAAGGAAACCTCCACCACTACCACCTAGTAGTATATTTAAAAATTCGTCAAACCAATTAGTAAAGTTATCTCCTAGTATTGCTCTCTGTGTTGAGTTTTGTGATCCGATATTAATCTTACCTAAATTATCTTTTAGATTAATATCTATACTTTGTTCCTTTATATTAATATTATTAAATTTATGATCTATTTTAAGTCCTTCTCCATCGTTTACATACATTTGAGTTTTATGATCAAAAAATAAAGACTTCATGCTCAAATAATCAGCATCATTTAAAGATGCTAATTTTTTTTCTAAATTTATATTATAGTGATCCGATGATATGTATTCTGGGTTGTTTTTGTTACCATTCTCAAATACAACGGTAACTACTTTTCCAGTATCTGGTATGTTAAATTGATTACCATTTAAATCTTTCCATGGTGATGCCCATGGGAGATCTTCATCTTTCATCCCATCAAAAATATCCATTACTCGAATTTTAACTCTTCCAGACTTTTTAGGATCATTATTATCAACAACCGGTCCTATATACGTTTTTTTCGGATCAACATTGAGTGAGTTAGACATAAAAATATAATATAATTTATATTATATATTAAATATTATTCGCCTATCGATATTTTAAAATTTAAGATTTTGGCTTAGTTTCATAAATATTTTTAAATACAACGGTGTTGCTATTTGATAAAGTTTGATAATTACTAACTGGATCCTTTACTGTCACAGTTGATACTCCACTTTCAACTTTAACTAATTGGTATTTATTTATAAACTTAATATAATCTTTATTTTTAGAATCATAGATATTAACATTTGGTAAATTTACTTTCTCTAAATTAGAATTAACGGGAGTCCGAGTCATCTTTGTTAAACCGTTAAAATTATCAAATTTATCAATTATAATTAAATCATTATTGCGTAATTTTAAAGAGTCATTTGTTGAATTAAAATAGAACTTAGGAACTTGTTTCCCATTTTTTTTCCAAATTGTCCCTGAATCATATCCAACATATTGACCATAATTACCACCATCTGATATCCACTTTTCGAACCTAACTGTAGAATATTTCCAATTCATTTCAACGTCTAATCCAGGTCCACCATCTCCATAAACTTTCGTATTTGATAAATCGATTATTTCATCATGTGGTCTTTTATTGAAAAAGAATTGACACTCTTTTAAAGAATAGATATGTCTAGAGACATTATCTTTGACTATTTGTATATCACCACCAAACAATAAATTATCTTTTATGGTTCTTTTAAAATTTCTAATTTCAGATATAATTATATCACAATTAAATCTTAATAAGTTTTCCGGTATTAAACTCTTACCATTTGGGACGGACCAATAAAGTAGTTTATAAAGATGTGATAGTGCGCTTAAAGTACCAGAAACATCTTCATAAAATGATAGTGTTAATTTGTTTTTTGGCCATTCAGAAAAAGGCTTATGAGCTTCTGTTGAATTTCTTTCCGTTAATTGATCAAGTCCTGCTATTTTTTGTATATAGTGTGATAGATATGTTTTTTTACCATAAGTAAATCTATTCTCAGAATTAAAAAATGATTCACTCCAAGCATATTCATCATAATCGGATGATTGTAATGCTTGGTTCGGAGCACTTGCAAAATCAATATTTAACTTTGTTTTGAATAATTTTTTAAATTGTTGTTTAAAGTCAAATATAACTTGAGCTCTTGATCTTATTTCACTTATTGCGCTAAATTGTCCGATAAAATCTTCAACAGCACCATTTAATAATGGTGAGCTAATTGGATCCATTATAATTTCAAATCCATATATAACTGGATCTTCATTTTCAAAAGATGTTACAACATTATTTTGAGGTTTTTGTTTCCCATCACTACCAATGTATGTATATTTAGCATTATCATCTTCTATAATTTGTCTAGTGTATCCATTTATATTCAAACGATGTCTAAAATAATCCTGGGATCTATCATTATAAATGATAAATGAGTCTCTTGTTGACGTATAATCATCATTCAAGTTCAAAGTCCATTTTAATTTAGTATTCATACTTATTAACTTTGAAAAATCTGGGCTATTTATGTGATTACCTATTAAATTACCAACCCACCCCTTTTGTGGATCTAGAGGATCTCCGGATAATGCAAAATTGTTTTTATCATTTAACGATTTTACATGAGCTTTAACATCTATTCTTCTTCCATTTGCAGTATCTATATTTGATTCTTGCCAAGCATCTAAAAAATTAATATCTCCTTGTAGATTAGATTTAAAAGTTCCCATACTTATTTATCGATTTATATTATATATAATTTATTTACAACTATCTATAAATTTTTAGCATAATCTGGTATATATGATGGTTTACTTCCACTTAGTTCTATTCTAGCTTTAATTAAATTTATAACCACTGTACCAACTTCAGTATGAACTTTACTTGGGTTTACACCATCCCCACCATAATAACCAGTGTTACCACCACCATTATCAAGGTTTGCAAAATTACCACTTTTTATAAACTTAGTTCTATTGGCTGTTGGTAATGATGCCCATACACCAGCTAATAGGGTTATCGCTTTTGCTAAATCTTCTTTAGATCCGGAATTTTTACCTTTTAAATAATTACCAGCGTGATTAAAAATTAAATATTCTCCAAATTCTTGTTGCATTTTAGCATCATATTTTCTATCCCACGAAATTTTATATTTATTTATATTTCCCTTTAAAGTGTCTGGAATTATTTGAAAAACTCCAGTCGCCCATATAAGACCGCCAACTTTTGGATGTACTTCTTTAGTCATATATTTATAAAGTTCGCTTAGTGTCATATTATCAATCCTTACTGCATCCATCATATCCTTTTTTGAGGCGTGGTATTTTGGTAAATAGTTAAATATACCGACTTTTCCGCCACTTTCACCTTTATAAATCATATTAATTACTCTTTGAGATCCTGCCCCTCCATATAGTTGGAATTTACCAACTGGTGTTATTGTCCCATCATTAACTTCGACAACTGGTGGTGATCCTGGCTCATTGGTGACAGTTGTTGATGAAGGAACTGTAGCATTTAATTTTCTACTCTTCTCGATATATTGTTGATTTTCGAATGCTATCTCAAATGTTAAATCTGCCATTAAATCCTGTTGGTTTTTAAAGTGTTCGTCAGAATAATCAACTTCAGACTCTCCACCATATTCTTCTTCTGTATATTCGTCATCCAATCCATCAGGCATTTTACGTTCTATAGTATTAACATCACCAATTATTTTTAATTCACCAAAATCTTTGTGGTAAAAAATATTTTCTTTTTCAACATTGAATATCCATTCGCCATCTAGTTCTGAGTATTTTGTTGTTAATATCGGATTTGATGAAGAATCTGGTTCTAATTTTTCAGCAAATTTATCTCTTAAAGCCAATTTTATATCCAAATCATAATCAACTTTTATTTTATTTTGAAAATAGACCAAAGCTTCGTTACCTAATTTTATTCTATCTTCTGGTGTATCTGGTGATTGTGATGTCGTGTACATATACTCTGATGTTGTTACCACAACCTTTGTATTTGGATTCGTATAATTTGATGGCAAACCACTTATCTCACACATACCAGTTATTGCTGAGTTTGTTGACATGAAACCAATTTCACCGGTTATCTTACTAGTGTTATCGTTTTTTGGACTTTCTACAAATATTGTAAAGTCTCCATCACCTTTTAATATAATCTCAACTGGTTTCTCTATCTTAGTTAAGAAGGTAATTATTTTTTGATTTAAACATTCTTTTTCTAAATCAATGAGTGCATTTGTAGAAAGTTTATCAATATCGGTAATAGGAGCCTCATCCTTTTTAGTTATAACATCAGTATTGACATCATTATTAATAACTTCTTTCTTAGTAATAGTTGCAAAATTTGGATATGTTGAATCTAATTTTTGTTTTAGACCATTTATCACATCATCTGTTATTTTATCAACTGTTGAATCTTGAAATGGTGTGTTAAATTGTATAATAGCTCCTCCTTTTAGATTTTCTATTTTACCATAGCCAGATTTAAGATTGTCATTTTTAATGATAATAATTTTTGCAACAGGATCACCACCTTCTGATGAGTATGAAGTTCCTGGATTTAGATTTAGATCTATTAAACTTGGTTCTTCTTTTGGAGTTTCTACCTTCTTTTCCTCACTTTTATTGGATGTTAATTCTATTTTTTTATCAGATATACTTAATGTTGCTACATAATAAGGTTTTATTCCATCAGAGTATATTTTTATATTACCATTCACTAATGTTCTATCATATCCGAAAACAGGAACCCAAGTTTCATCACCAACAATTCCATCAATTCTTATCTTTTTTGTCTTTTGAAAAGATTTTTGCAAATCTAGTATATTATCATGTGTTTTTTTTAAATATTCGGCTCCACTTAAACTGACTTTTTTATTAATAGCTTCAACTATTCTACCTTTTGTTCCAACTTTAAATATACCGATTGGTTGTTCTTTACTAGGTGAAGATCCTTCTCCTGATATTTTAACATCGTATTCGGCAATTAATTCTTCTTTTATTTCTGTCTTTTTTAATTCTGAGTTTGGTGTTTCTTTTTTACTAGATAATTCAATCTCATCTCTAACGACTTTTAACTTTATATCTTTGTTATATTTAGACTTAAATTCGAATTCTAAAAGATTTATAACATTTGTTAATAGTTTTTCAAACTCTTCTATATCATCAGTTGGTTTAAATGTATCTGGATTGGTACCTGTTTTTTCGAACTTAACAAGTAAATCCTTTGTTTGATAATTTTTATCAATCTTTTCATTTTCTTTATATCCATAAATATATGAAGTCGAATTCAAATCGTATTTTAAACCTAGTGTTTTAATATCTTTAGTTATTTTTACGACTCCTTTTATGTCTTTTTCACCATCTTTAGGATTTATAACTGTTAATTTATATTGTATATCTTTTATATCTGTTTTGGATTTATCTGTAAAAACATTATTTTCAATGTTAACAATTATATCTGGTTGTGTTATATTAATATTTAACTTGTTTTTTAAATAGTCAAATATTTTATATTCAATAGTTGGCTTAAATAAATTAGCCACGAACATAAGAAATCCGTTATGTCCTCCTTCACCTTTATAAAATTCTTCTCTTGTTGGTTCGCTCTCAATTTCTATTGTTTTAGAATCGGAGAAACCTGATATTTTACAAAATAATTTAGTTTCTTCTCCTTTTACATTTGGTTTTATAGTTCCATTTATTTTGATATTTTCTCCCATCGCTTTTGAGAAATTAGAATTTTCCCAGTCATCTTTCTTTAGTTTTAAACTTACTTTAAATTCTTCTATTTCGGTGGACTTTGAGTTTGGTAACAACTCTAATTTTGAATAGTTTGAATTAAATTGATTTATTTCTCTATTTCTTTCAATTAAGGTGTTAATCAAAGTTGAATTTTTAAAAATAGTTATATAGTCAAGATCTAAATCTGTTCCATTTGTAAAAATGACATCCAAATCTCCAAATATATCTAAAAATCTTCTCTTAAATTTATTTTTATATTTGTTAAATATGGACTCAGTTTTTAGATCTTCTATCTTAACCGAACCATTTAAAACCTTTAATACACAGAAAAAGTATGTGTCTATGAACTGTTTTGCTCCCAATGTCAATGCTGATATTATATGTGATTCAATATTATCCTTTACTAATGATTTTTTTATTTTATCATCAGTCACCATTGATATATTCAATCTTAATTGTAAAAGATTTTGTTTAAATTCATCACTAAACTGTTCTATATATGCCATTTTTTATAATTATTTTAACCTAATTTAGATTTAACTGAGTTCCAATATCCTTTATAATCTTTTGGGTGTAGGTAATCTGAACTTGGTTCAAATCCTCCTAAAAATTTAAATCCATAATCTTTTGAGGTCTTTTCTAACCAATCATTACCACCACTTAAATTTGGATTTTTTTGAGGATTATTAGTTATTCCAATTACATAAACTTTACAACTATTTGATTTTAAAATTTCAAATTGTTGTTTTATATAATTTTTTGAAGAGTCGGTTCCTCCACCGTTTGAATACCCAGATGATAGAATTACGATTTTATTATTTAAACTAAAAGAACTATCCTTTAAATATTCTAAAATTTCTTTTGGATTTGCTCCCACTTTTGATATTCCTTTATCATCTTTTGTATAATCTCCATTTCCACCAGCCTTTCTATTTAAACCAAGAGCATTTTTAGCTATCCCTGCAGCAATACTATCTCCGAATATATAATTCCAACTACCATCTGGTTGTTTTGTTACTTTATCCTTATTATTTGTATCAATTTTGCTTCCAGCATTATAATATTTAGTGAATATTTCATCATATACCTTATCACTAACTATTTTATGACCTGCTTGTGTTGGATGTATACCATCTTTAGTAGCTCCATTTAAATCATATATTGGTATAAACTTTTTAACATTTTTAATATTTGGTAATAGATTTTGTAATTCTATTTTTCTTTTTATAAATGGTATCCAATCTTCGCTTTTTTCTTGATATTTAGTCGGTTGCATTAATTTATAATTACCAAATGCTCCAGTTCCTTTAAAATTTGGATCTTCAAATTTATAACCTAAGTTAACAAATACATCAGCTCCTTGTGCAACACACATATCAACCATTTTCTGAATATTGGAAAGTGTATCAGTGTTTTTACCCTTTTTACTAGCGGATGGTGTTAAGCTTATCTCATAAGATGAATTACTTGCATCATTACCACCACCATAAAACATAACTATATCATATTTCGTCTTTAATTGACCTGGTAAGTTTTCTATCATCCATGCAGTTGTTTGACCACCCTTAGCTAAAACATCCAATTCAACTCCAATTTCTTTTAATTTTGTTTTTAACATATTAGGATATGTATATGTTATTGCTCCTGAATCTCCTTTGATAGCACTTTGTGAATCTCCGATAATTAACATCTTCTTACCTTTTAAATCAACTCCGGTATTTTTATTACCATCTGTTGTTTGTGTGATTGGTTCAGCCGGTTGAAATGTTGATAAGTCTTTTTTCATAGCATTTAGTTCGGCATCTCCTTCGTTAACATCAATAGTACCCTTTGGAATTTCTGGTAATTTTTCCTTTACATATTTTCTATATTCATCTGTATTTGGAATTATTTCTTTTATTTTTGTAGTAACATCAATCCCGTTTGGATTTATTCCAGTTATTTCTAGTATGAATACTCTATAAGTACTCATATAATCAGACTGTGTTATACCTAGTGATTTTATTTCTTGGTAATTTGTATTATTTCTAACTACAAACTTATCACCTATACTATAAATACTATTTGGATTATCTCCTTTAATTGTATCATCTAATTTAGCGCCGGGTGGTAATGGATTAGGTGAGTTGTCCGTTTTTTTATCTTGTTTTGGTTTAGTGTCTGGTGAGGCCATTTCCTCTAAATTTTTACCTAACTCTTTTCTAGAAAGTGATAATAATTGTACCAACTTTTTATTACTCCACACAAAACTTATTTCTGTGACAATATATTCACCGCTTTTTCTCCAATTCATTTGATCTTGGTTAGACATAGATGGTACAGGATTAACAAATTTAACATCTATCTTTTGATATAAATAGATTGAATAATTTGGATTTGATAACTCTACATCAAGACGAATTTTTTCCAAATCTCTTAAATTTCTTCTGTTTTGTGTCTTTGTATAGTTATAATTTTTATGAACATTATCAGTATCTATTTTACCACTATAACTATTGATTACACTATCTTCAAATGACTTTTTATCGTTTTCATCGCCTTTTAATATTAAAGACTTAGATCCATCTGATGTTGTACCATCGACATCAAATATTAAAAACATTTTCTTAACTTTATCATAGAATTTTGTTTTAGTTCTTATCCCATCAGTTAAGTTTATTTTTGATGAATTATTTATAAAATTCTTTTCTTTAAAATATCTATTAGAGTTTTTTAATTTAACACCATCATCGTTTGTTAAAAATAGGCTTACTTTTTCTGTCGCGCTATCTGATTGTATTGGAGTATCTACGCAAACATCATTTTTAATATCTCTATTCATTTCCTTTTCAACATCTACGAAGTTTAAACAATAGTAATAATCAATGAATCCTCTCATAAAAGACTTCTCACTAACATATGAATGTTTTATTATATCGTTTATAAACTTATGGTATTTATCACCTACATTTCGCCATGACATCAAATCATCACTGGTTGTTATATTAGAGTTAAAACCTATTTCAATCTTTTTACAAATTTGACGTAAAGCATCAACTGATGTCCCAAGATATGATTGATAATCAATTTTATATAAATCTGGAACGTCAAGTGTTGCTAAAATTTGATATTTAGATTTTGATAGATTTTTAAAATCTGTTATCCTAAATTGCATATTTATTGATTTTATTGAATTATCACCAGGACTTAAATAAAATCTAATCTTTTTATCATCTGTTGGTGGATTATCTTTAAATATACTATTTGCGTCATTAAATATCATTTCAATTGATGGTAATATTCCATCATGATATAATTTCAAATAAGATATATCTTTTTCTTTAATAACTGATTGAGAGTCTACTCCATTCAATCTAAAGTTATAAATTACAAATGGTACTACTCCTATACCGGATGCGACAGCTAAGTTATCATTATCATTTGTGCTTAGTTTTAAATTAACTTCAGGTACCTTTATAGTTGGTTGATCTATTTGTGTTATAAATGCTCTTTCACCTTCAATTTTAACTGGAACATCTGGTTTTATAGTTGATTCCGGTTTTGCTTCTAAAACTTTTATCTTTATAGTTTTTGGTAAAATGTTATTCACCGTACTTTTTATCGTAATTGTGTATTCACCTGGTTCTTTAAATTCTAATCCCTTAAAAGTAGCTACTCCTTTTATAATCTCAACTTCTCCAATACCTAAAACTGGTCCAGGTCCACTATCAACTTTAAATATCATTTTTCCAGTTATTTCATCTACTAGATCTTGTGGATTCTCATATTGTTTATCCTCCCATTGTGAAGTATCAGTTGGTGTTATGTTAAATGAAAAACTTGTTGTTGATCTCGGTCCTGAGTTATTTATTACTGGACTAACAGCTGGTATATTATTACTCACATCAAGTTTATTATTAACTGCAAGATTTAATAGCACATACGTCGTAAGTCCATTTTTTTCAAACATTGGTATGGTGTCATAATATTTCTCTGTTTCATTACAAACTTGACATCCAGCTGACCATTCTCCTACTGTTTCTTTTGTTGATGTTGAGAGAGAATTATAGTCCATACCGTGGAAGTTAATTCCATATAAACCTTTTATTGGAGTTCCTATTTCCTCACTTTTACTATCTTTATCACCATCGCGATATATAATTAATGGGCCGACTTGTCGCAATGCTTTCATTTTACCTTGATGCATTCCAAATTTCCAAACATCATAATACCATTCATTTGATTTAACAACTGCTGCTCCAACTTTATTATATTTTAGAAATCCACCAGTCAGAACTGGAGTTCCTGGGTTAGTTGAACCTGTTAAACTTGTTAGAAATTTCTCACCTTGAAATATATAAAACATATCATCTGGCTTATTAACAATGTCAGCATCGTTACGCACGCCAAGGATCCAAATATTTTCAGGCACTTTTTTAAATGAACTAAGACTTTTAGCCTTTTCTAATAATTCAGATGTTGTCATTAGATAAAAATTCTTTATTTATTATATATATATAAAAGAGTTATTAATTCATCAATAATTTATCTAATAAATTATTTCTTTTTATAGGTAAAATCTGAGATTCTAAATAGGATATTATATCTATCCCATTTTTTATATGGTTATATATGTTTGTCGCATTTAAATCTAATTTGATTCCCTTATAAATAACCATATCATTTGCATCAAATAATAAATTTTTCATAATAGTATATATAAAATAACTAACCTATAAATTGACTTTTATTATTTTATATGGATATTTCCTTTTAATATAAAAAGATTGTCTTTCTAAATAGTGTCTGTAAAGAGCGTTTCCTAAATCATCTTTTTTAAATATGTCTACTAAATCAAAAATATTTACTTTATCTTTATCTGAATGTAGACGAAGACCCCTCCCTATTGATTGAATTATAATTTGTTCAGATTTAAATGAGTCTGCAAAAATAACATTGAATATTGCTCGTATGCTCACTCCTGTACTTAGTGTACCTTACTCCCTGGGGCTCAGTAAGAGGCGACTAAAACTTTAGTCGCCCCTTCTTCCCTAATTTCTTTTCTTTTATCTACTATTCTAGCCATTTTAATAGTTTTTATTTATTTTTTCTGATTTTATCAATAAAATTATCATCAATATCATCATTTTCATCAATATCTGAAGCCATCTTCCACTCACCATTTGAAAGTAAAATTTTAAAGTCAGATCTAACATCTATTGTATAATCTCCAAAATTAAGTATTGTATATTCAACTTCTTTTTTGGTTATTTCCATTTGTTTTTTAATCTCTTCTCTTTTTCTACCACTAACTTCACCATCAATATAGTAAAATTCTTTATCTGGTATTTCGGCACTCAACTTATTAAATATTTTTTGCCCATTTTCAATTGTGTGGAATAAAAGTAGAGTGTTATTATCACATTTTTGAACTAACTTTTTTATAAACTCCAACCTCTTATCTGATTGGTGGATATACATCTTTTCAAAATCAAATGCTGCTTTACCATCACCACCCTTTCTTATTATTTTCAATCTTTCATGAAATTCAGAATCTTCGTGGTTCATTAAAACCACTTTTATCTCCATTGGAGTTATTATTCCCTTTTTCTTCAATTCATCAGCAGTAACCTCTGTTATTTTTGGACCTAAAACTGATTGTATTGTTAATATCTCACAAGTATCATCTGGTGGAGTTGTTCCACTTACGCCGAATCTAGAATAGGCATGTCCAAATGTATTCTCTAAAATATTAATATATGTTTTAGCTTTGGCTTGGTGACAATTACTAACACATAATCCATCTGCAAAGTAATTATGATTATCTTTTATTCTTAAATTATAGACATCTCCGTCATATTTTATTTTTTCAATTTTATTAATTTTCATCTATTTGTATCTTTTTATTTTTCTGATAATATTTTCTTTATCTGGTTGTTCATCTAATTTATGAATATTATTTTCAAAGTTTTCTAATATCCATTTTTCAGTTATATACTCATATTTGAATCCATTTATCGAACACCATTCTTTGGCATATTTACTTTTTATTTTATTTTTTTCTAAATTTATTGAAGAATTTGGTTTTATTTCATATAATATTTTGTTTTCACAATCAATGAAATCTACTATGTAATTATGATTTTTATTTTTGAATTTATATGGAATTACAATATCTTCATATTTTAAATTTAAATTGCAAATGTGAAAAAATGCTTCCCATGATGATCTATATTTTATTATTTCCCCATTTATTGTTAGATAAGAAAATCCTTTATGCCAACTATTTGTTATATTTGGTTTGAATTCACCATTTTTAATTTTTTCTATCATTATTTGTGAGTTTTTATTACACATAGATTTAAATGATTCATCACTCATTCTATGACATGTGTTATTTTCTCCTCTTTGACGAATTGATATATGTTTTTTATAACATTCGTATGAACAATATTTTTTAAAACCGAAGTCTGTTCTATTATTATTTCTAATCCCTATAAATTCTCTTTTATTTGTACATCCGGATATTAGACATGTATCATCTATATTTTTAAGATATTTAACAACATTTGATATTGTGATATCAAAGTTGAATTTTATATCATTTTTATTCAAGAATGATATTAATCTATCTTCTTTTTTACTTGAATTAAATATAGAAAACCTATTTTTATATATTAAATCGTATATATAATCTTTTTGACTTTGTTCCATGAGACTACATTTTTTATTTATATATTTAAATTGAAATCTAATATATCGTCATATTCATTCAACTCATCAACTCTTTTCCATTCACCATTAACTAAACGAACTTTATGGTTGCCGGTTATGCGAATTTTTTGACCATTTTCCATAGTTAATAAAAATATTTCATCGGTATTTGTCAAGTTTTTATAGACATATTCAACCTCCTTATTCTCAATTAAATTTGTTGTTTCGTTTATAGTCTTAACAAAGTCACCAATTTTAACATCGGATATTTTTTTAGTACTACCATCTGCCATATTTATCAATGTGTCTGGATGAAGACATTCGTCTGTAATGACTGTATGAAATTGTTTAAAGAAATCTTTCGGCCATTTCTCAAGTGATTGATAGGTGCCAATATAAACATTTGGATTTTCAGTTCCTGTATATTTTCTTGGTCTATCAGACATAACTTCTTCAACTCTTACCTCACATGGTCCCATATCACCATCTAATAATTGAGATAGTTTATTATCTCTCATTTGTTCTAATGTATTAACACCATAATTATATTCAACTATGTTATCGTAAAATTGCGTAACTAACGTAATAGATGGTACTATAATAAGAAACTTAGCATCTGGTTTAATCTTTTTTAAAGTGTAAAACATTACAATAGATATAATCAATGATTTACCACCTGATGTTGCAACTTCAGCCATACAAAATCTATTTTTAAGTATTCTATATGCTGCGTCTATTTGATGATCGTAAGGCATGAATGGTATCCATTGCCCTTCTCCATTTTTAACTTTATGGTTTTTAAAGAATTCTTTACAAAAATTTTGTACATCTTCTAATGTTATATCTCTGTTTATTGGAAAATCTTCTTTATTTTCTATTTGAAAAGAGACTTCTATTTCTTTACATCCTTTAAGAGCTTCTCTCCAAAGACCAAGATTTATTCTCCCATTTCTAAAATATGATTTTTTACCATCCCAAACTCCCATTTTCACGGCAGGTTGAAATCTCCAACCTTTAACGTGGCGTGTCAACCAAAGTTCCATTTGGTGGTATTCTATTCGAGTTGCTTCTGATACAACTAACTCTTCTTTAATCTTATCATATCTAAACTTCATTTCATGTTATATTATATTTAATTGGTTTTGTTTTTTTTATAAAAAGATTGATTTTTTTTCGGAGGGAGAGTTATATAATGTATATATAATAAAAAAATAATAAAAAATATGAGTTTAATATCATGGTTTAAAAACCTTTTTAAGTCTGAAGTATCAGAAGTTAAATCTGAGGTAAAGGTTGAAGCTGTTGTTGAAGAAACAAAAGTTGAAGCTGTTGTTGAAGAGGTTAAAACTGAAGAAACTCAACCAATTGTTGATAGATTAGTTGAGGTTTCAGAGAAAAAGGTAACTGCTAAAGAGATTAAATCTAAATCTCCGAAAAAAGAAACTAAGTCTGAGGTTAAAACAGAAGGTGATGTTGTTGAAGCAAAACCTAAAAAGCCAAGGAGAAAGAAATCGGCTTCTAACCCAAAGTCGAAACCTGAGTAATTTGTATATTACCGTAAATAAAAAACCACTCATTTGAGTGGTTTTTTTATTTTATGAAGTTTTAGTTAAGAAACTAAACTAAAATTTTCTACAATTATATCAACAATTTCTTGTCCAATTCTATCTTGAGCTTCATTTGTAGCAGCTCCGATATGTGGTGTTGATAAAATATTAGGATGTGATAATAACTCTTTCATTGGAGTTGGCTCATTTTCAAACACATCTAATGCTGCTCCAGCAACTTTACCATTATTTAAATATTCAATCAATTCTACTTCATTAACTACTCCACCTCTTGATGTATTGATAATTCTAACACCATCTTTCATCATTTCAAACTCTCTTTTACTAAAAACAGAATTTCCATTTGATTGTTTAGGAACGTGTAATGAAATATAATCACATATTGGTAAAATCTCATCAATATTTGTTTTAACATTAATGGAATAAGAGTGGTGATTTTGAACTTGTTCTCCGGTGGATGATGTCCAATTAATACTCATTGGTATATAAACTTTTTTATCTTCAATGTCAATAGCTACTACTTTCATACCAATACCAAGTGCGTAAGAAGCTAAAGTTTGTCCAATTCTTCCAAATCCAACAATACCTAAAGTTTTACCTCTTAATTCAACACCTGTTCCGTATTCTTTTTTAAGTTTATTAAAGTCTCCGTTTTCAATATTCTTAGCTGACTTTCCAATAAATCTTGAAATAGCAAACATATTACCGATTACTAATTCAGCAACTGATTGTGATGAAGATGCTGGTGTGTTAAAAACGAAAACTCCTTTTTCTCTAGCATAGTCAACATCAATATTATCAACACCTACTCCACCTCTACCAATAAATTTGATGTTAGGACAACCATCAATAATATCTTTTCTAATTTTAGTTGCACTTCTAACTAAAATACCTTCATAATTTTCTTCATTGATTTTAGTTATTAAGTCTTCCTGGTTTACTTTTTCTGTAATTACTGTGTAGCCTTTTTCTTCTAATTGAATTTTAGCTTCGTTTGAAATTCCATCATTCGCTAATATTTTCATAATTTAAATTTTTATTTTTTAATAATTCTATAGATTTATTATAGTGATTTGTATCTATTTCTGATCCTATAAAGTTTAGTTTATTTTTAAAACATGCTCTTGCTGTTGTTCCAATTCCCATAAATGGATCATAAATTAAACTCCCCTCAGGGAAATAAATATTAATAAGTTTTGTAACAAGGTCTTCTGAATATGTTGCTTTTAATTTTGTTTTAATGCCATCGTTATTTTTAGCATCTATTAAGTTAACATAATTCTTATAAAACTTTTGTCCTGTTTTTTCGTTTATTTTGCTAATCTTTTTATTAGCTTTAAAGTCGTGAAGGTGTTTTTTCTTAACAATAACATATATTTGTTCGCAAATTCTAGATAGTTTAGTAGGACTTGTCTGAAAAGGTAGTGATGTTGATTTCTTCCAAGTTATCATATCTGCTAATGTTAAATCTGTCTCTTGGTGAATTCTAGTCATTAAGAGAGTTGGTAATATTGGGTTTTCATTATGATATGAAAGATTATAACATATTACACCTCTATCATTTAAAATTCTAGAAAACTCTTTAAATTCAGCAACTCTGATATCTAAATACTCGTTTTCTGGGAGACCATCTAATTGCGAATACCCATTATCATAATAGGTATCTTTTCTCTTTGTACTTATATTATATGGTGGACTAGTTATTACCCCATCAACAGTACCATCTAATATTCTATACATGGTTAAAATATTACTTTCATTATAAATTCTATTATTTTCCATTTAATATATTGTCTATTTTTTTATTTCTTGTTTCTCTAACGATTGCTGGTAAGTCATCCAAAACAGCAAATCTAAAGAGAATTTCATCTTTTTGTAGATAATCATCTGGTTGAATTGACAAATTATATATTATAAAAGAATTGAATTTATATTCTTCACTATTTATAATATTAATTAAGCTAACAATATCATTAGTTTTAATAGTAGCCGTTGATGTTGATTTTGAAAGTCCATCTTTTGTTTTATATTCAAATGATGGTGATGGTGTAATATGACTAAACTTATCCCATGTTTTATCAAAAAAGTCAGATAGTAATACACTATTAATTGGCTTTGATTGTCGAGATGAAACTAATGAGCTTTGATTTTTATTGATTAAATCAAAAATTAATGTTTTTATTCTCTCATCTTTGTCTAAATATGATATATCGTTTAACATAAGATTACTTTCTATTTTTTCCTAAAAAGGTGTACCAATCAATCCAATTCTCCAATCTATGAACATTTATCAATAAATTATTAGACTTTGCAAATTCAATCCATTTCAAACGTGAATTTATTCCATTTTTCTTTGATATATCAGAGTATTCTGATAGTGTTAAATTATGATATCTACCTAACTTCCATCCATTTTTTAAATATCTATCTAAATCTGTATTTTTAATATATTTCTGTTCCAAATCTTTAGATATCCATTTTTTATCCAAATGTATGTTGCTACCAAATATCCATCCATTTTTTAAGTACTCTTTGACTTCTTCTTCTTTTATATATTTTATTTCACCATTCTTAATAACCCATCTACTACCTGTTAATGTTTCTGATATTTTATTTTTAATATCATCCATTTTATATATTTTTGTAATATATTCTTTTACCTTTGCTGTTTTATAGTTATCTCTCTCTTTGCGAGTTTTAACCATTTTAATAGCGGCTCTTTGAAAATGATTCAATCCATTCTCATCAATATCATTGAGTCTATTCTCAACAGATTTTTTGTGATATCCACCATAAGATTCATTTGTTCTATTATAAAAAGAATCATTGTTTTCAACATCATACTTTATTAGATACTCTTTTTCTATTCTTCTTATTTCAGAATATTCTGAAACTAAGTGATATGATAGAATTTTTCTTTCAAAATCATTTGGCCTTTCTTTATATTCTTTTTTAATATCTATACCACCAAATAAATAACCATCATTAACTTCACCATAATGTGAACCAATATAAAATTTATTTAATCCTCTATCGAACCATTGGTAGATAAAAGAATTGTAATAATTACCTTCTTCATTTATAAATTTTTCCATATAGTATATATAAAATATTCATCAACCTATCATAGTATTTATTTTCTATTTTGTATGATTTCATCTATTAATCCATATTTCTTTGCATCATTTGAATTCAACCAATAGTCTCTCTCGCTGTCTTTATAAACTTTGTCATATGTCTGTCCGGTTTTTTCTGAAATTATTTCGTATAATTCTTTCTTCAAAGAATTTATCTCTTTTGCCTCGATTTCTATATCGGTTGCTTGAGAGTACCCGCTATACGTACTCGGTTGGTGGATCATGGTCCTGCTTCTTCTGAGAGCTTTTCTTTTACCCTTTGTTCCAGAGCAAAGAATAACTGCTGCCATCGAAGCAGCTAACCCGGTGTTAACTGTTACGATATCAGGCTTAACGAAGTCCATAACATCTAATAATCCTAGACCAGAGTAAACACTACCACCCCCTGAATCAATATAAATTTTAATATCTTTATCGCTTTCCAATTCTAAGAAAAGAAGTTGAGCTTTAATTAGATTGCATGTATAATCATCTACTTCTGTTGAAAGAAAAATAATTCTATCATCTAAAAGTTTAGAAAAGACATCAACTTGCATTCCATTTCCTTCGATAAGGAGTGATGTATTATTGTTTTGGACTCTTTTATTTACTACTTTAAAATAATCATCAAAAACACTACTAGATACATTATTATCTCTCATATGAGATTTTAACATTCTTTCTATTCTATTCATTTTGTATCTTTTTTACTTTTTTATAAATAAGTGGTATAAAAGTTTTAATATATAAATAACCAAAAAATAGTTTTTGGAAAATAATATATATACAAAAAATAAATTAAAAATTATGAAAACTACTGTAGAAGTTAATGGATATGAAATCGTAATCGAAGAAAACGATGGATTAATCACTGTATCAGCAATGAAAGATGATGAAGTTGTTGAAGAATTTGAATTAGAATCTGGTGAAGAGTCTGGTGAAGAGTCTGAAGAAGGTGAAGATGTTCAAGATTTTGATTCTTTTGGACAAGACGAAGAAGAAGAATTTGAAGGTGATGATGAAGAAGAGTTTGAAGACGAAGATTCTGAAGAAAATGAAGAAGAGTTTGAAGACGAAGAAGATAATAATGAAGTTAAATTAGAATCTTTTCAATCTTTTATCAATAAAAGAAAATAATAATATGAAATTTGTAAAAACTTTTGAAGAGTTAAATCCTGAAGTTTATAGAAAGGTTGCTGATATTAGAGAAGGTGATGGTGATCCTTATATGACAGTTGATGATTTAAGAAAACACGCTGATTTAATTGAGGATAAATCTCGTGTAATTTTAAATGATATAAGAGAGGGAAGACGAACTTCAAAGTTAACAAAAAATGAGAGGAATTTACTAATTGATTATGGGATTTGGTGGTTAAAGTATGAATATACAAATTTGAAGTATAATGATTCGAATGAGCATATACATGCTGTTGGTTATTGCCCAAGATGTAGTAAGTATGTAGTTTTATCCACCGAATTAGGTGGGGTTAAAGTTATACCACAATGTCATCTTTGTTTTGTTAAAAATAAATCTTAAAGAATGTTAATAGATAATGAAATTAATATTAGAATAAATAATTTAAATAGGGATATTTATCCAAATAATAATTATGGTGAATATATAAATATAAATATAAAAGATTTACCTATCGGTAGTGGTATTTTAGTTAATGTTAAGTGTGATTTTTGTGATTTTATTAAAAAAATTCAATATAGAAAATATGTTAAAAATACTAAAAACTTCACGGTAGAATATTCTTGTTCTAATAAATGTTCAATATCAAAATATAGAAAAACATGTTTAGATAGATATGGTGTAGATAATACTACAAAATTACCAGAAAACTTAGAAAAGATGAAAAAAACATGTTTAGATAGATATGGTGTGGATAACCCATTAAAAGATGAGTTTATAAAAAATAAAGTAGTTACATCAAGAATTAAAAATGGTAAAAGTTCAGGTAAAGTTTCTGAATATTCTAAGTTTAGGAATAAATGTAGAAATATAACTTTTTCAAAAAAGAAAGAATTATTATCTCTCTGGGATGGATATGATTATTATGATGGTGAATATATAGGTAATAATTGGGGAAAATCCCCTTTAGATGCAAATTATCCTACAATTGAACATAAGATATCAATATTAGAAGGATTTTTAAATAAAATAGACATTAACATAATATGTGATATTAATAATCTGTGTTTTTGTAAAAGATCTATAAATTCATCTCTAAATTCTCTGACTTTTGGTGAAAAATTAAAAAAAAATGAATAAATATGAATAAAATACATATAGAGTATTCGTGTTTCGATATAGATGATAATCTATTACATATGCCAACAAAAATAAATATGATTAATTTATCAAATGGTGATAAAGTTGGTGTTTCATCAGAAGAATTTGCTGAAATAAGAGGTGATAAAGAAAATTGGAAATTAGCAGATGATGCTTTTATTGAATTTAGAGATAATGGACCAAGAGGGGATCGGGCTTTTATTGAAGATATGATATATTCAATTAATAATAAAAATTTCGCACCATCATGGTATAAATTTTTAAATACTCTTAAAAATGGATTTTTATTTTCTTTAATTACCGCCAGAGGTCATAAACCTGATACTTTTAAAAGAGGAGTTGAATGGATAATAGATAATGTATTTAGTGAAGATGATAAGTATGAAATGTATAATAATCTTAAAAAATATATACATTTATTTAGAGGATCTCAATCATTAATTAATACAAAATCTGATGAAATATTAAAAAGTAAAAATGATGAAGATAATTTTAAAATTGATAAAATTGATTATAATAATTTTTCAAAAAATTATATAATTCAAAATTATTTAAATAATTGCTCTTTTTATGGTGTTAGCTATGAGGGTTTTATAGAAAAACATAAATCAGGTGGTGCTGATTCACCTGAAATTGGTAAAGAAATTGCTATAAAGGAATTTAAAAGAAAGATCAAGGATTATGCTGATAAAATAGGAGCTACAATTAGTTTTGGAATGAGTGATGATGATATGAAAAATATTACACATCTAGAAAATGTTTTTAAAGAGTTGAAAAGTGTTTATCCGGATACTATATTTAGATTATATGACACATCTAAAAGAGGTTATATAAAAAGAGTAATAGAAAAAAGAATAAAAACATTTGAAGAGTTTTCATCAGCGGTTTTAAACCTACCAAACGCGGCTATGTCTGGTGGTATGAATAGTCAGAATCCATTTGAAACATCAAAAATTCAACAATCGAAAATATTAAAAAAATTATCTGAAGATATTTTTGGAAAACACAAAAATAAGAAAAAAGGGGATAAAAAAAATTAATATATAAAAATAAAAAATAAAAATTATGACAGTTAGATTATTAACAGAAGAACAAAAAGATCAATTAGTTGGTCAAACTTATGACGGGGTTCAATTTTTTAACCCAACTCAAGATGCTGATGGAAATTGGTTTATCTCAAATGAAGAAGTTGCACAATGTGTAAATTTTGAATGGGTATCTTCTTTACCTGAAATTGAATACAAACCAGTAGTTGTTGAATTACCTACAACACCATCTGCTGAGTAATAAATTATTTATAAAAATTAAAAAGATCTTTTTTTTTATATATACATTATGAAACTATTTAATTATTTTGAGTTCTTATTTGAATCCGATAGTAGTGGTAAAATGAGAATATTTTATTCTGATGAATTTAGAAATCTTCTGAAAAAGATTTCAGATAATAAAAATGTGGAGAATGAAACTCCAAGAGTTATATCTGAAAAATTGCTTAGTTCTGAAGCAAAAAGTGAAATATTAGACACATATACTTTAATTGATATCACTGATAAAAATGATAAAATCTCTTATGTGCAAACAAATAGAATTTTAAGAGATACCGGATTAAAAGATATATCTGGATTTCAACCTGGATCAGACTATAAATTCTGGAAAGAAGGAAGAACTCCTGAGTTTGGTATAGGTAGATGGGTTAGAAGAGTTTTTGCTGAAGTTATAAAAGCTCCACTTACTGATCCAAAAATAGAACTTTTTGTTAATGCTTACAAGTCAGTTTATGATTCAAGAACAGCTATTGATTTGAGTGTTGTTGAAGGTGAAGATATTAGAACTAATTATTTAGAATCCAATTATTTAGAAATTAAAGGTCAATTAGGTAACTCTTGTATGAGATATGAAGGATGTCAATCTTATTTAGATATTTATGTCCAAAATCCACAAGTTTGTAAACTACTTGTCTTAAAAGAAGGTGGTAAAGTTAAAGGTAGAGCTCTTCTTTGGAATCTTTCTAATGGTAAAAAATACATAGATAGAATTTATACTATACAAGATTCTGATAAAAACATCTTTAAGGAGTGGGCTGAGAGTAATGGATTTGATATAAATTATGATATGTCAACCTCTAATCTTAATTTATCAGTTAACTTAAAAACCAGTAGCTTTGATAAGTATCCTTATATGGATACATTTGAGTATTATGATGATCAAAATGGTATTCTTTATGAAGAGATTCCTGATATGCATGAAGATAAAGAAATTCTAAGATTGAAAAGTACAAGTGGTGTCTATGAAACAATATCTGGTAGTCATGAAGGACAAGTTCGTGATATTGAAGGTGAGTGGATTGATGAAGATGATGCTCGTTGGTGTGATGATGTTGATGGGTGGGTTTGGTATGAAAATACTTATTGGTTAGATTATTTAGATATATATGTTTCTGAAAGAGCGGATGTTAGATATAGTGAATATCACCAATCAGATTTTTATGCAAATGATGTTATACATAATGAAGAAACAGATGATTATTATTACCCTGAGTATGATGATATAGTTGAGTATTTCATAAGACCGGATGAGACTTCTTGTATACCTAAGAGTGATTTACAATATTATTTCGAATTTGATGAAGAAAGATGGTCTAGAAAATCTTTCGTGATAGATCCATATAACGGTGAATTACATTGGAGAAAAAAGGAGATTGATGGTAAAAAATATGAAGATATTTTAGATGAGAAAATAAAAGCGGAGTTAAATCTACCGGATAGATTTCATACAATTGCTAAATTAGAAAATTTCAGAATTGAGATGGCTAAGGATATGATTGAAAGCTCTCAATTAGCTAAAACTGAAATAAAAAGAGTTAGAGATATTTACAAAAGACGTAATGATAAACTTGATAAAAATTGGTATTATTTTTTAGCACCAATTATCTATATAAGTGTTTGGGGAGCCACATCTGGTCACCCGCGAAACTATTATCGAGATGAAGATAAATTAAAAATATCATCAATTGTTGATATGTTAGGTTATTCTGATAATACTAAAAAAGATATAAAAAAATGGTTAGATAATAGATACAGAGAATATTATTTTAGTACAAATATGTTTACGGTTTGTAATGCTATTGAACCAACTTTCTTTGGTGATAAAGTATATAAGAAGTACTTATACTTAAAGATGTAAAAATTGAAAAAGATTAATATAGAAAATTTACCGGAAATTGAGGGTGATAAAGCAAACCATTTTATTTATGGTTTGCTTATTTATTTTATATCATCTTTATTATTTGGTGATGTTGTTGGTTTATCTCTTTGCTTTATATCAGCTGTTGGTAAAGAGATTTATGACCATTTGAGTCCATTACATAAATGGTGTTGGTGGGACTTAATATGGACTATAATGGGTGGTTTAATTGGATTTTTAATCCATATTAATTAGTTCCAAAAACTTGAAATATGGTGAACTGGATTAACAACCAAAACTGGTAAACCTAATTCGTTTAAGATAAGACGTTGTTCATCACTAAAGTAAAGTGGTGAAAATGAGTCACCTGTTTCGTTTACAATAGTAATTAAATTACATTCTTTTTCTTTAGCAACTTCAATAATTGATTTATCAAAATCTTCGTCTCTAACTTCTAGCGTGTAAGGTATAGAATATTCATTAAAAAACTTCTTAATAAACTTTTGAGAGTTTTTATTTCCAGGTAAACCCTTTCTCATAAGAACCACAACTTCTGATTGGAAGTTTTTAGCAATTCTAGTAACGTGTAGTAACTTTTGTTTACTAGTATCTGTACTATCTATAGGTACTAAAATTTTTGTATAGGGTTTGGTATTTCCCTCCTGTACTATAATAAAGGGAGAATGGTTTTCTTCTTTATTTAGGATTTTAAATATATCACTACCCGTGATGTATTTTTGCCAGATATTTAAGCTATGTACTCCTATGAAGGTATATTTAGCGTGTATTTCATGTGAAAAGTTAACAATATCTTCAAATATATCACCAACTCTAACATGTGAAATTACTTTATCATAGTTAGGAATTTTTTGAAATTTCTTTTCTGTTTTCTCTATATCTTTAACATCTTCTATAATGTGTACAATGTGTACTTGAGCTCCCATTTTTTCTGCGGTCATTAAAGCGTGTTCAACTGCGGTCTCTGCTGTTTTTGTAAAATCGTAAGCAACTAGGAAATTTGTTTTCATATCTTTTATTTTATTTTGTATAATCTATATATTGATACAAAATTACAAAAAAAAGTGAATATTACAAGTATTTTAAATTATTAAATTTTTTATTATAATCAACTTCTTCCGAGTATCTCTTAGTTGATTTTGGTTTTGGAATCCATTTAACATCTAATTCATCTTTACTAAAAAAATCTGATAGTCCTAATTTAGAAAAAGCATTTTCAACAAGTGTTGAGAGTTTGTTTAAATCCTTTACTTTACTTATTCTGTGTAGTAATTTATATGGATCGCTATCATTTTTTTTATCTACAATATCTTCAAATAGTTTTTTCCATAGAAAAACAGCCCATCCTTCTTTTATTTTTTGTTCTGATTTTCTCCAACCGGCATCATCATTATCAAAAAAGTATTGTAAATCCAACTCATTATTCTCTAAGAATTTAGAATCTGTGTTAACGCCCACCATTCCAATTGAATTTGGAAAAAATAATGAATCTATATAACCTTCAAAAACTGTTATTTTTTCTATAAAATTAATATTTAAAATATTAAAATAGTAAGATAATTTATTATAAATAACTAATTTGCTTATATCTAAATCAATTGGATTTTCTTTACCTATATTAACCCACTCCAATATGTTTTCATAGTTAAATATTTTAAACATTCTTCTTTTACCTTCTTTCAAGTTTCTTATTTGAAGTCCTAAGACTTTATTATCTCTTCTATTTAACATAACAATAATCCACTCGCTTTCATCTTCATTTTTCCACCACTTAGCTTGGTAAATATTCTTATGTAAGTGTGGTTGTATTCCTCTACCAACTAAATATTTATAAACTCCACTATTTGTTTGTATTGGTTTAAAGTCTGATATGGGAGTTAGATCTTGGTTAAATACTCTTTCTAATTCAGAAATTTCTATTAAATCATCCAATTTAGCATCAACAAAATCCCCTTCATAATCAGAATAAGTCATAACACTATTTAAGTGTTCTATCATTTCCAACTTTTTATCTGGATCAATTTGCTCATTAAAATCTTTACAAAATTTATCTAATGTTGTTTTTCTATTGCAATTAAAGCAAACATAAAGCAGTTTATCAAAATAGAGATTTCCTCTCTTAGCGTATTTATTTTTATGTGAATCTCCACAACATGGTGCGCAAAAGTTTATTCGATTATTATAGTCTACAATTTTTCTTCTAGCTGGGTCAACGAATTCTTTATCTAGTATTTTTTGTATTAAACTTTTAATGTAGTTTTTATCCATATTGGTTTTATCATTATTCTATATTTAAGTTTTAATATATAAAAATAAAAAGTTATGAAAAAAATTAAATGGTTTTTTAAAGAGTTATTACTTATTTATTCTAATAAGCCTTCTTTTTTCTCTAAGAAAAGAATAGAATCTGGTATATCATATTTAATTGCCCAAATTGGTATGATATTCTTTTTATGTGCTAAATATGATACTTTAACTATGGGTGAATTTATTTTATGGGCTGGTGCTGAGTTTGCAGTAGCTGGATATATTATAAATAAAATTCAAAAAGAAAAGAGTTTAGAAGAAGTTACTGGTGATTTAGAAGAATCGGTAGATGATGAATCTAGTGAAGAAGAATTAAAATAAAAAACCACTCAATGAGTGGTTTTTTTTATTATAATTTAGTTCTAAATCTATTTCTATAACTTTTAGATTCATTTCTAACTCCAGTCTCTTCAACATCAACTACTACACCACTTCTTGCCTCAGCTTCTGGATCTTGACCAGTTTGAGTTTCAAATTTAGGAGTTTCATCTTCATCTGGTAAATTTTGATCAGCTGGTAATTCTTCAGTTTCTGTTTCAATTGTGTCTTCTGGGTTAAAATCTAAAGACTCTCTTTTTGCTTGAACTTGAGCTTGTGCTCTTTGAGCTTGAGCTTGAATTCTTCTTTCTTGTTTAGCTTGAGCTTCTGATTGAGCCTCTGGGTTATTTAAATATTCAATTACATCTTCTGCTGAAGAAGTTGGAACTAATTTAGTACCTTCTTTTTTAATTTTTCTAACACCATCAACTTCAAATTCACCTGTTTCTGAAGGTAAAGTAATTTCATGTCCTTGGTATTTAAGAATATTGTTCATTAATTCAGATCCTTCTAAAGTATCATGTAAATATTCTAAGTTATCTTCAACACCTTCTTCAGAAACTTCTAAAGTATCATTTGAGTTATCCTCAGCTTCAGCATTTGGATCTGGGTTAACTGATGGAGTTGGAATAGTATATCTCTCTCTTCTCTTATCAGGAGTTTCTGTTGGAGTTTCTGTTGGAGTTTCTGTTGGAGCGGTCTCTGGTTTAACAGGAGCTTCGGTTTCTTGATTTTCATTGATTTTTATAAAATCATTATATCTTTTTAATAAATTTTTTCTCATTTTTTAATTTATTTTTTTTTTATATATTAAATTTTTAATCCCTATTTTGATCTATTTCACCTATAACATAATCTAAAAAATTATCCAATTCATATTCATATCCTCTACATAATGTGAATATGTCTTCTTTTTTACCACTATCATTTAAATAGAATTCTGGCATAACGAATCCAGAGTTATCATGATAAAGTATATAACCATTTAGTAAATAGGTATTTTCAGTTTTTGGCTCTGTATAGTAGATATTCCCATGGTATTTGATATATTCATCATCTATTTCTTTGTTTTGAAATTCAAACTTAAACATATCAGAATCATCATTAAAAACATTTTCGCTTTCAGATTTTATTAATTCTTTATGTATTTCTTCTTCTGAACCTGTTTTATGAGCATCTAAAAAATCCTTTTCAAGTTGTGAAAGTGATTTAATACCATGTTTTGATATTTTATCAAGTAAATCATCAACTCGTTGTTGAGTTGAATATCCTTCATATCTCATTAGATGTTTCATAATCTATATATTAAATTATATATTTACTTTTCCTTTAAAATCTCGGTATAGGGGATCATAGTTGGATTTTAATATTATTTTTTCTTTTATAGATTTATATGTCTCCATAACATATCCATTTGTTAAATAAATAGCAACTGTATTTTTTTCTATTAAATCTGGATCAAATTTATCATCTATATCATATAGGATATTTTTTATTTTTTTATCTCTTCTATACTTAATAACTTCATCTTTCCAAGATTTAATAAAAAATATTAGAAATTCACCGGAATCATCATTGTGTTTTCTAATCATTTCAAAATCTATACCATCATAGAAATAAATATCATAATTCATATGGTTTATTTTTTCAATCAAAGTCAAACTCATCGAATATATCATCTATTTTTTTATCTCTATTGCTTTTTATTTGCTCTCCTTCAAAAAGTCTATCTTCCATTTTAATTTTAAAACTCTCAAAGCAATCTCTACTTATCTTCATAAGAGCATAAGCTCCTTTTGATATTTTACCATCGTTTAACTTCTCACCTAAATAATTTAGATAAAGCGGATATAATTTTTCATTTTTCATATTTTTATATATTAGGAGTTAATATATACATTATGAAAATTTTTAATTATAAGCAGTTTAATGAATCCGACTTATTTACTGGTAGTGGTATAGATTCATATGATTCCTCTATAAAAGGAGTAGCTAATAGAAAATATATTATAGATAAAATATCAGGTCTAAAATATTTTTTAGTGGATGATCTCGAATTAAAAAGAGATATAATGAAATTATTAGAAGAGTTAGGAACTTCAGCTGATAGAAATGATGATTATCAATTAGGTCTTTCTATTTTATATAAAACTGGTAAATTTAAAGATATAAAATTTGAAAATGGTCGATATGAAACCGATAAGTTTAAAAACTTATTTCAAGTTAAAACCGAAAGCGGTGAATATGATCCTGTTAATAAATTAAATACTAATTATAGTGATTTAGCTGAATTAATATATGATATTTTAGAAAAAGAAGGTAAAATTGAATTTATTGAAAATTTAGATGTGCAAAATCTAAAATCTTGGTTGTTAAATTTTATTAAAAATAACTCAATTATTGATTTAATAAAAAAATGGAAAATTAACCTCAGAAAATATATTTCAAATAATAGAAGAAATAGTGAGCTTGGTGAAGCTAATGAGAACTTTGTAAGTGAAAAATTATCTGAATTAGGATGTAAAGTTTTATATCAAGGTGGTGATGGTGACTTCGTTGATATGATATATGGTATTGATTTGATAGTTGAAAAAGAAGTATCAGGTGAGATGAAAATATTTCTAGTTCAAATTAAGTCATCTGAAAAAGATATTCAATATGCTCTTAATAAATTTCAATATAATAATATTGATTGGTTCGCTTGTCCAGTTTGGGTAGATAGAAAAAAAGTTGTAAAGATATTCTCACATAGGAATAGAGTGGGTAAAATAATATAAAAAAGAGGGTTATTTCTAACCCTCTTTTTTATTTTCCAAATCCACTGAATATGTCCATCACAATAGATAATCTCTCTGTTATCTCCGGCATTCCCAATGGTTCAATAATTGAGTTTATTGGGGATAAGATACTCTTAGCAAACTGGAGGTCATAATCAATAAGAGGGGCGAACTCTATTGGATATGATCCCCTTATATAAGCAAAAATATCACCATTTGATTTATTCTTACAATAATAATATTTAATCTTTGTTCCAGATTTAATCATTTCATACTTATCAGCATACTTTTTATTTGTATGTAAAAGATAATTATAAAGAGCTGCAGCCTTAACTGCAAAATGAGATCCACCCACAAACTCAAGCGGTAATGTCTTATCATTAAGAACCTTATTCTCATAATTTGAACAAGATGATTGCATCGCTATATCATCAATATCAGCTAACTCAAACTCTTTTCTTAAATCTTTAACTAATTTAAGTAAATCTTTAATGTTAAATGTATCTGGATGTTCAAATAAATACCTAACAATTCCAACAATTTTCTCTCTAGCAAAAAGAGGAGTTGACGATCTAACTAATTCCACACCTTTAGGGAATAAATAGTTAAATCTATCAAATGGAATACCATCTTCATAAAGAATATGTTGAATATATTTCTTCTTAGCGATTGATATAATCGATTCAGATATCCTCTCTAACTCAAAATCCTCTTTATTCTCTACACCAAATCCAGCCGCATATTCCTCTAAACACTTTTTAAAATACCCACCATATCTAAAATGATCTATACCCTGTATATAATCTAACTCACTAGACCAATTCCATTGTATATCACATGTAAATACTCCAGAATCTATTAATTTAATTAAATCCCAGTTTTTAACGAAATGACCATCTATTATTATCTCTTTATAATCCAACTTTAACAACTCCTTAAATTCATCTATGTTTTTTGCTATTCCTAAACATTTATCATTATCACAATTTATCTCATTATTTGTTAAAATAATAAAATTATTCTCTTTCCAGTCTAAATCATTAATTATTAAATCTCTCCAATTTGAATGATCCATGGCTGGTTTAAATGATACAAAAAGTGAATTATGAACTAATATATCATTAGCTATAAAAGTATGTGTCTCATCATCAACTTCCACATCATATACATACTCATCATCAAAAAATCCAATTTGCTCACAAGACTCAATTTCCTCTATTATGTAATTTTTATTCATATATTTCCTTTATTATTTTATCAACCGTTATATCTATACCATCTCTATTTAAATCATCTTCCCAAATTATAATTAATTTTTTTAGTTTTGTTCTTAAAAAATCATTCTTAATTCTATCCTTTTCCCATATATCCTTTGCATTTAGACCACTTTCTAATGGAAATGGCATATCATCTGATTTATATTTTTTTGGATTAGCATGCCAAATATCTCCATTAAACTCTATCCCTATATTTAATTCTCTTATGAAAAAATCTATTAGATAATATTTTTTATTTTCCTTATCATATGAGTACCACTCTTTATCCTTATAATAAATTCTATATGTTCCTTTATCTTGAATTCTAGATATCAATTCATCAAATAGTTTTATAGATAATTTTGAATAACCACTATTGAATAGTCTTTTTTTGCAAAAATCATCATATATATTTTGACCGGCAAAATCGCCATGTTTTTCCATGAAATATTCAACAGTTGTTGTGTATTTTTGTCTATCGCAATAATCCATCCATTTTTTTAAACCCAATTCTTCTCCATGTCTATTTACTAAATTTTCAATAGTTACAGATCTTGATTTATTATATTCTTTAAATTCTTCTTTGGTCCAACCATATTTTTCTCTTTTATATTCAAATGTGTTTGTTAAAGCTTGTTTATCTCTATAAACTTTCCATTTTTTTGAACCTATTTCACTTCCCCATTTTTTAATTAGATTTTCTTCAGTTATAGCATACTTGTTTTTCATCCATATTAAAGCAGTTTCATGATCTATACCAAATGCGTATTCTGTAATATAATTCATCTGATTAAAAACCCTAGATTTATTCTTTTCAGAATACTCTGGATATTTTTCGGTTAAACAATCTTCACAAACATTTAAATAATAACACTTATCGACATTTTTAGAAGTTAAAAAAGATTTACCCTTTGGTTGAATTTCTTTTGATTTAAAAGTAAATGTAGAATCATAATAATATATTATATCATTACAAATTCTACATTTTGGTTTATCTGAAAAATATTGATTAAATATTTCTCTATAACTATCTTTACTTTTATTTTTATTAAAATATTCTATAAATTCTTTATTAGTTTTCATATACACAGATACTTTTATTAGTATATATAAAAACTAAAACTGTCCCTTTTAAAAAACTGATAGTATTTTATCTGTTTTTAAAACTTCCGAAGGTTTAACTTCAATTTTAACACCATCTCTAAATACTATCATTGAATGATCATTAGTTACTATAACTTCTTTACCTGACTTTGTTTTTAATCTCCATTTAGCTTTACTAACCTTATGTCTTATAATCCTTTTAACAGGTGCATAATATAAATTACCATCATCCGAATAGTTTAATATCCTATCAATAGTTAATACCGATTCGTGTCCTTTAAGTGTTTCTCCTGCGGAACCATTTTTAATATTGTTATTATACCATTCTTCAATGGTTAATCTACCATTTTCGGTTTGTATAATTGATCCTGAAAAACAAGAATCCGTATCAGCATAGATGCTCACAGGCTCAGTTTTATTAACTTGTGTTATGTTTTTGATGCACAAATTTTTATGTAATTCGTGATCTAAGTGCCATTGGTTATACCAATAGTCCTCATTTACTTTATCCATTGTTTTAGTTAGGTCTCTTCCTTGGGCTGTTATTGTGCCGGCGACCCAATTATTAAATAGAATAAAGTATGGTGTTGCAAATGCTCCATAAGAGCCGTTAAGAACGCGGTTTTTCCTCCCCCCATGATTACTCACAGGGGGAGTATCAAACCAGCTTCAAAGCTGTTTGGATGGCATTATAATAATCTGCCTCCTTTTTCAGCTCCGAAGCTTTTATTCTTAATGACTCTATCTCTTTTAATTTTTCATCCTTAGTCATTTTAATTATAATTTTTTAAATTTTGTCCTAAATGGGACTTATGATATTTTATATATAATATAAAGTATATAGTTTATATGATTAAGGAAAGTAAAGTTTTGGTTAAAATAAATATTAGAAATAAGAGTCATTATTTAAATTTAGGGTATTTAATATCTAACGAAATAGAAGTGAAAGTTGATGACTTACCAAATGGTTCTAAAATTAAAATAACTGCTATTTGTGAATTATGTGGATCTGAAAATTATATACCATATTCCAAATATTTAATTAATAAAAATAGAAAAGATAAAGGATATTACTCTTGTTTTAGTTGCAAAAATCATATTAAAGAAAAAACATGTATGGAAAAGTGGGGAGTTAAATCATATTCAATGACTGATGAATTTAAATTATCTGAAAGTTTTAAATGGAAAGGAATTAAAAAAGGATCTGAAAAGGGTAAAAAAACTATGATGAGTAAATATGGTGTTGATTCATATTTCAAAACTGATGAAATTCGTGAAATGAATAGAAAGTGGATGTCTTCTGATGAATTTAAACAAAAATCTAAAAATACTTTAATTAATAAATATGGTGTTGATTCTTATTCAAAAACAGATGATTTTAAATATAAATTAGAATTTAAAATGCATGAAACAGTAGAAAAAATTAAAAATACATTTAAAAATAAATATGGTGATGAATATTTATCAAAAACAGAATATTGGAAAGAGATTTTTAAATCTAAAGTAGAAAGTACTATTGAAAAGTGTAAAGAAACTTGTTTGAAAAAATATGGTGTTGATAATGTTAGTAAGGTTGAATTTATTAAAGATAGGATAAAAAATATAAAAGAAGTAAGTGGTATTATAATACCTGATTCTGAAATTGATGCCTGGTCTATGTATAAAAGAAATGTTAGAAGAATAACAAATAATAACAAAAAGAAACTTTATGAAGATTGGACAGGATATGATTATTATGATGATGAATATATCAAAGGATATTTATCTAACACACATACTCATAGATTTTATCCAACAATTGATCATAAAATATCTGTTTATTATGGATTTAAAAATTCAATAGATCCCAGTATAATAGGATCTATCGATAATCTATGTATAACTAAGAGATTTATAAATTCGACTAAATCAAAATTAACAGAAAGTGAGTTTAATTATAAAGAATCTTGAACAATTGTTTGTATAACCTCTGGTTTTTCAACAATTGGTTTTTCAATTTCTTTTACTTTAACTTCTTTTTTTATAATTTTCTTCTCTATTTTAATTTCTTTTTTCTCTTTTTGACTTTCTTTTTGAGTTATTACCTGTGGAGTTAGGTTATTTTTTAGTTTATAATTTTCTTCTGATAATCTTTTAATTTCGGACAGGTATTCATCTGTTTCATTTTTAAGATATTTATAATCTTTCCATAGGTTATTGCATATGAAGGTCATAATAATAATAATTATTATCAGTATTCCTCTCCAAGTTTTATAAGTATCGATTACTTGGTTTCTGTTATAGTTATAATTTTTCATATTATTAAAATTTAAATATCTTCATCAGTCCAGTCCTGCTCGAAGCTGAGCATCAAATTTGATTCTCTGTCTTTGATTAGCATGAAATTATCGAATATGTTAAATATTATTTCATTTTCATCATTTATAGAGTTTAGGAATCTTTTGTTTAAAACAAGGTTGGTTGTTTTGTCTTCATTTATATCATCTATATCTAATTCCCATGTGGAAGTTTCTAGTATTTTAACTTTTCCATCTTTAACATTGATATTTAATAATTTTGTTCCATTGATGGAAGATAGTTTTTTTATATCAGTGAAGTCTTCTTTTGATATTTTAAAGGACCATCTTTTATTTTTAATATCTAGTCCTTTTTCCAGTGATATTTTATTCATATCTCTAATTTCATAATGTTCTCCAGTTAGTAGGTTTATTTTTAATTTACCTCCTGATATTTGTATGGTTCTTGCGTCCATAACATCATCATTATCTGGATTTTGTTTATATGATATTTCGAATGTAATTTTATCATTAGATTTAAGGAATTCTAAATTTTTAACAAATTTTTTACCTTCAATAACTACTATATCGAATGTATTTTCGAGATCTTCATTTAGCACAAATAGTTCATTTGTTTTAAATATATAGTTTTTAAAGGCTAGAACTGCTGCTTTACCTAGTACTGAGTAGGCTAGTATATCATTATTATCTATTTTAATTTTTAGAGTTGGTGATATTTTTGTTAGGTCTTCTAGTTTATCAACAAAATCTACAAATTTATCTTTATTTACTTTAAATTTTATCTTTTTAGTAGTGCTCATAATTGTATTTATATTCTACATGATATATGTTAAAAAGAAGATTTTGTTTATTAATATATAGTATATGATTAAAAAATGGAAAGTGTTTAATGAGGAGTTAATTTTGAACTCGCCTAGTTTAATTGATGCTAAAATGCAGGAATTGAATGATTTGGTTAGGAGTATTGGTGATGAGAATTCTTCCAGTATGATATATGAATGGGAGAATAAGGATGATCATCATTTGATTATTAACTTCACTAAAGATGATTTATCTATAAGATATGAGTTCAACATTGATGACCTTTATATTTCAAAATTTGCAGGTGATGTTATTGATTTTGAGAAGTCGGTTGAATCTGTTGATGAAGGTTTAGATATAATAGAAGGTGATATTCATTTAATATTGGATATATCTGAAAAAATAAATAATAGTAAAATGAGAGTAATTAAAGAGTTTAAGAATTTTAGTCCAAATCCAGAGGATAGGTTTCCTCAATTAGATGATGTTGAATCTAATAATGATGAATTAGAGAGAGAAGAAATGGAAGAACCTCTTGAGGTTATTTCTGGATTCGAAAAAGATGAGTTAGAGGATATGCCTGATGAAGAATTAGAGGATATGTATTCAGCATTAGAAAAAGATGTTGAAAAAAGAAATGAAGGTTTTATCAAAACTTTTGAAAGTTTTAATGAAGATGCTAGTATTCATATACCATCAAATTATAGTGGTGTAAATGATGATGATGAGATACCTACAGATGTAATTCTTGATGAATTGAATTATGCAATTAGTTTAGATAATGATGAAGGTAATAGAGATTAATTATTAAAAAACCACTATTTTTAAAATAGTGGTTTTTCTTTTGAGAACATCTTATCAAAATATTCTTTGAATAATTCGTGTCTAACAGCCACTGATATTCTGCTACAATTTTCATGTTCTCTTTTTTTCATATTTGCAAAATTATTAAGAGGAACGCTAGATATTCTCCAATTTAACAATTGTTCATATCCAACATTAATAACAGCAAATGGTCCAATTGGTCTTTGTGTATAGTTATCAAATAAGAGGTTATTATCTTCTAAATAATCTATATTCTTTTTAATATTTTCAATTGTTTCATTTTTATAATTCTCTACTACTTTTTTATCATCTAATAATTTTGATATAACATATTGTGGTAAAATAGAAGTAGAATTCCATTTATAAAGTGCTTTTGTTCTTAAAACTTTAAATAGTGTTTTGTTTTTTGTTGCTATATAACCAACTCTATATCCAGACAATCCCAATGATTTAGAAAAAGAACTAACTAATATTACATTATCATGTAATGATTCTACAAGACCATCATCTCCTTTATTAAAAAGATGGTAATATGGCAGATCTAATATAACAGTTGTATTATTTTCTTTTGTCCAATTAAGAAAATCTTTTATAGTTTCTAAACTTGGTGTATATCCAGTTGGGTTTGATGGATAACAAAGCATAACTATACCATCTTTTCTATGTTTATAAGAATCTATAAATGGTTTCAAATCGAAATCATCAAAAGTGTATATTTTTTTATTATGTGTTTTTAATATCTTATTCCAAGATCCCCAATGGAAATTAGGTATATAAACATTCTCATCACCTAATGAATTAATAATTAAGTCTAGAGCTGCCATTCCACCTGGTGTTACTATAACTTGGTGATTTTCTAAATTAAAATTATCTTTTATTTTTTTTACCAATTCTGGGTATCCATCGTTACCTGTGTATTGTTGTAATTTTGGATCGTTAAAATTTAATTTTAAATTTAAGGAATTGATATCTATATTTGTGACATCCATAACTCCTCTGTGTAATTTTAAGTATTTAAGTCCTGATTCTTCTTCTAATTTCTGGACATCTTCACCTATTTTAACTATTGATGAATAGGTTACATTTATTTCTGGTATATTCATAATAAATCTGGTATATTTTCTTGTAAAAATTTTTGTATTGTTTTTAATTTATTCAAAGATGTATTTACATCTAATTGTATTCTCCACTTTTTTATTTCATTATCTTTATCTTCTGGTATTTCTTGAACCACTAATTCCAATTTATCTTCGGATATTGGTTCAAATAGCAAATCATCACCATTATTTGCTTTTAACATATCATCAAAAGACATATTTGTTTTTCCACCATTTATTGGATTTTCGATTATATAATTACCTTCTTCATTAGGTGTAAAAATATGACCTGCATCATATATTTTCACTTTATCAAAAAAGTCTTCTAAATACCAATCATTTTTTAATCTAAATTTCATAAAGATTATATATTTTTTCCTAACTTTGTTTCCTAAACAATAATTGTTATTTATTATATAAAAATCTATGAAAGTAAATGAAAAATTTTTAGAAGAGTATTTAAACTCTAATGCACCGACAGGCTTCGAGTGTGAGCTTGGTGGACAAGGCGTATGGGTAGACTATCTTAAACAATTTGTTGATAAGGTAGAAATTGATAACTATGGTACCGCATATGGTGTTATGGGTAATTTAGAATCTGATTTTAAAGTTGTAATTGAAGCCCATGCTGACGAGATCAGTTGGTTTGTAAAATATATTGACTCCAAAGGATTTATTAAAGTTACAAGAAATGGTGGATCTGATGCACAAATTGCACCTTCAATGAGAGTTGTATTATGGGGTGATAAAGGACCAGTAGATGGTGTTTTTGGACATCCTGCAATTCATATCTCATATCGTAAAAAAGATGTAGATATGGATTCTATTTTTATCGATGTGGGTGCTTCTAGTAAGAAAGAAGTGATTGATATGGGTATTAACATTGGAACTGTTATCACATTTAAAGATGGTTTCATGAAATTAGGTGAGAATTTTTATGCAGGTAGAGCACTTGATAACAGAATTGGTGGTTTCATGATTGCAGAGGTTGCAAGGAGATTAAAAGAAAAAGGTAAAAAATTACCATTTAAACTTTATATTGTGAATTCTGTTCAGGAAGAAGTTGGTTTATGTGGGGCTACTATGATCACTGAAACTATTAAACCTAATATTGCTATCATAACAGATGTTTGCCATGAAACTTCAGCACCATGTTACACACCAAGTAAAGAAGGTGATAATGTAGCTGGTGGGGGTGGTGTTATTACAAGAGCTCCGGCTGTTCATAATATTTTAAGAAAATTAGTATTGGATACTGCTACTAAAAAAGAAATTCCATTTCAATTGGCAGCAAGTTCAAGATCAACTGGAACAGATACAGATGCTTTTGCTTTCTCTAATGGTGGCGTTCCATCTGTTTTGATATCATTGGCTCTCCGTTACATGCACACAACAACTGAAAGCTGCCATAAAGATGATGTTAAGAATGTAATTAAGTTAATCTATCACACTCTATTAAATATTGAAGAGAATCACAACTTCAAATATGAAATGGGATCTTATCACAAATCATATTAAAACAAAAACCCACTCAATGAGTGGGTTTTTTTTATCTACCTAAATAATTGAGTAATTCGGTCATATTTTTTATTGTATAACCAAAGCTTTCTAAATTTTTAACGGTGTCTCTTAGGAATGTTATATAACTCTCAATGAGTTCCAAACACCTATCATTTTCAGCGATATGTCCATCAATTAGAATTGCTTTTTCACCCATATTGGTTTTAACACCAAAGCTTGTTGCATAAAATATAAACTTATCTTGTCTAAGTTTTTTAATTTTAGTTGTTTCTCTACTCCTTCTGTTTAAGAAGTAATTTATATTCTCGTTAATTGCTTGTTTAAATGAGAGAGCAATTGATTGGGCTTCTAATATATCCTTTAGATTGGATGGGTTTGAAAGATCTACTGTAAGTACTTTAAAAAGTGGTTCTACATTTTTATTCCATTCAGCTCTTTTATCATTAAAAAACTCTTCTAATTTATCATTAGTTTCTCGGGCCTTTTGTATTCTGTCTAATTCTTCATTGTTATAAAGATTCATCTTCGTCATCAAATATTTTTTTCATTTTCCAATCTCTATGGAAATCTTTCCTATAACAACTAGAAAATGTAGTTTCTATCATTTCATCGATATCTCTATCATATATATTATTTAAATGATCTTCTATGATTTGGCTCCATTTATTTACTAAATCTATATCTTCATCTATAATTGTTTTATTACCTATTGCGTTAATACATTCATTTCGATTATCTATATGTATGGTTATTGCATTCCCATAGTTTAATTTAAATGGTAATCTATAGATAGAATTTGATTTTAAATCTTCATCTTCTTCTGGTTTTTCGTCTATTTCAAATTTGATATAGTAGTTTCTATATCCATATTTTTTATCTTTGGATATGGATATTCTATCATCATTTTTTCTTTCCCAGAGAAATTCTATTAATTCATCAATTTTTTTCATTGTCTAATATTTTTTCTAATTTATAATCACGGATAAATTTTTTAACGTCGATATCGACATCACTATCAAACTCAATTGAATTTAGAATATTATTCATATGTTCAGATATTTTATCTATATCTTCAATTGGATTGAATTTAAATGTCTTAATTCCTTTTGATAGGTGATAAAATTTTATCCAATGGTCAGTCATATAATCAATATACTCCTTTATCTGTTCTATTCGTTCGTTATTATCCATATTAATTCTATATGGATATTTGTTTATAGTTTACAAAAAAACCTCTCAAATTGAGAGGTTTTTGTTTTATTTTATATCTTTACTTTCTAATAGTGTATATGTAAATGAGTTACCATGAATTTTTGCAGCTTTTTTACAAATTTTCATAAATTCATCAAAATCTTTTACTCGTTTAAATACTTGACATCCCGCCGACCAATTTTCCACCCAAGTTGAATCTTGTCCAGCTTTATGAATATTTATACCATAAATACCTTCAGTTATTTTATCTTCATCATATTCTAAATCGAGATCACTATCTCTATATACTTTGACCTTACCTAATCTTTGGCAAAGAGCTTCGTATTTACCTTGGTGTTTATCTATTTTCCAAGTTGATCTATATTGTCCTGCGACTAATCTAGCACAACCACCAGTTATTCCCATTTTTTTCCACTCTAGCATAGATTTTTTACCAGGGTCAGTTGTATTCATCCAGCAATAAAATTGCCAAACTCCTTTTTCATCTTTAAATGATATAGTTAAGTGATCATCAAAAACGTTAGTTACTTTTTGTCCTGTTGATGAATTTCTAATACCTACAATATTTACATCATAGCTTTTGTTTGCTTTATCATCAAACCAAACATATCCTTTAGCTTTTACAGCTGTTTCAATTTGTTCTCTTGTATAAGACATACTTTTTTATTTATTTTTTATTTGAATGATTACTGAAAATCTTCAAATCCTTTTACATTATCATCTTCCCCAGATGATTCTGTTCCATCTAATAATTTGTTTTCAGTTTCTTCACCAGTTTTATTACCAGCTAAGAAATTAAAAACATGTTCTATATTTTCAGTTGCAACTGAAATGTGATCTGATGCCCAATCATGTTCTGTTAAAATTGAATCTAATTCATTCTCATTCATTTCCAACATTTCATCAACTAATCTTTTAATAGTTTGTAAGTTTCCAAAAAACATATAATTTTTAGTTTCTTGGTGTTCTCCAATCCAATTTTCAGAATTCACTCTGTTAAATGAATCAAAATTTTTAATATTATTCATAACAATTTTTATTTTTTGTTATATATATTAAAATTAGAAATCTATTTTATGAAGAAGATATTTAAAATAATTTCAAACTATACTCAGGAGCAAACAGAGGTAGGGTCTATTAGATTAACTAGTGATGAGGTGGCTAAGGTTGAAAAAATACTTGATGAGAATGTTTTCCTAAAATATGATGGTAAAGTTTGCCATTGGGAAAGGGGTGATTTGATGTATGCTATTATGATTACTGATGATGATGGTATTTCTGAAATGATGAGAATAGATAATAAGATGCATAAGGGTTTTGAGGGTTGGACTGAGTTTGAAGATATAACTGAAGAAGTTCTTTATGATAAGTTTGATACATCTGTATTTGGTTTCTTTGAGAATGAAATGATATATGATTTTTTTATTTGGAGATCTCAAAATTTAACAAAGGATGATGTTTTAGATAAGATATTAAAATGGGGTATAGATTCTTTAACTAAAAATGATAAGTTAGTTTTAGAAGATAAAAAAATGGTTTTACCTTTTGATATTTAAAATAATTTATTATATTTGTTAAACAAAAGATGAAAAGATGAAAATATATAAAATATCAACAAATTTAACAGAAGAAAGAAATGAATATTTATCAGATAGTTTATCTAGAGAAGAAGAAAAGAAGATTTTTAGATATTTTGAAGATGGTAATATTTGTTATGATTTAGTAGAAGAAGATGGAACTATAACTTCTTATTTTATGTGTAGTATAGAGGCTTTAGACTATGTAACATCTTTATTTCATAAATATGAAATTAAATTTAAAATTAATGATATTACAAATGATTTTTTAATTGGAAAGGTTAATATTGATGATAAAGATTTTCAAAATTATTTATTAGAGAATTTAGATATTGATACTATTTTAGATAAAATAAATGAATTTGGTATTGGATCTTTAACTGAAGTTGATAAATCTATTTTAAATAAATAAAAAAAAGAGATACATTATTGTATCTCTTTTTTTTTATATTAAAATTTTCTACCTCCAGGTCCGCCTTCTGCGTCACCAACAGCTGTAACGTCTTTCCATTTATCACCTTCCTTTTTAACAGTTTTACATCTATCAAAATGGATTTTAGCAAATTCTTCTTCTATAACAGTTTTAGAATCTGCATTTTTATAAATATAGTTATAAACAGTTGGAGCAAATTTGGCACCATAAACTAAACTCTTCTTTTCATCAAATCCAAAACTTTCAGCCCAATCAATAAATTTCTTTTTAAGAGATTCTTTAGATAATTTACCAGCTTGTAAAGAAGTCCAATTTGTATTAATATCTTTTGACCACTCACCATCTTTTGGACTGAAAAGTCCCTTTAAGAATTCTTCGTTCATAGAATCGTTTTCTGTGTATGAAAACGATTCGAATGTTTTTAAATGTTTCATATTATTTATTATTTTTTATTTTTAGTATATATTAATTCTAAAAACCTTTTTTTTACATTTTTTTATCAAAAATATAAAGATCATATAAAGAATTTCCTTTTACATTTTTAATACTCTTTAAAATATCTCCAGTTATAGAATCTAATACCTTAAAATTACCCAAATCTACACCCTTATCTGTTTTAACTTTAACTGTGTTTCCTGGTTGTCCTAAAGCACCCAGAACAGCTACATATTTATTTCCATAAATACTCTTTAAAAAAGATATTCTAAGTGTTTTAATATCTTTAGAATCTTTTATATAAGAATTCTCCATTGCTTTCATTAAATCTAATTGAGTTTCTGTTTCTTTTACTATAATTGATGATGATTTATTTTCTGCTGTTCCTAAAGAAACCTCATCTCTATTTACAATTTTATTTTGATTAACTAAATTTTGTTGATTTCTTCTAATTTCATTAAAATCTGCTCTAACTATAATACCACCTCTCATTCCTTTATCATACATATTATATCCAGCTGGTGCCAATCTATAAAATGATCCAGTAAAGGTCATGGATAAAATTCTATCAGTTCTAAATAATCTCCATATTTTATTAATGTGTCTGTTATTAGAAACTGACCACCCATTCAAATGCCATCCTCTAAGTAGTGTTTTTCCTTTTGATGATCTACCCAAAACCATTGGATAAATTACTCTCTCATGACCAGAAAAATGTGTATCTTCCTCACCTTTATAATTTATTAAGAATATGAGACCATATTTAATCGCTTTAATCATAACTTCATCTGAATACTTAATAGGTTCATTGATAGGAATATTCGCAATGTCCTTAACATTCTTTAATGAAAATCTAGGAACAAATTCAGAATTTTCTTTAATTCTATAATGTTCTTTGATTACATATTCAACTGGTTTAAGATTGAAATAATCTCTAGTTTGTTTTAAATTCATAATCTATATATTAAATGTTTATTTTATAAAATATAATTTTAATATATATAATAAAAATTAGATTTTTATATGATTAATAATAGAGAAGATGCTAATAAATATTATCAACAAGTTAACGAGTTAATTGATGATTATATTGATAAATGGAAAATTAAACCTTCTAACCTAGGAAGATACTTAAAAAATGGTTCAGATAGATTTAATAAATTCCTAAAAAGAAATAACTTAAAAGAAGTTAATGGTATTGATAGAGTTCTTTCTGATGTTATAGAAGATAGAATTAACATGGAAAGGGATGCTGTTTTAACTTTTGAAAATTTTAAATTTTTTGAATCTGATGAATTTAAAATAATTGATTTGAAAAGTTGTTTGGAAAAGGGTATTGAAAAAGCGGATTTAAATATGGAAAAAGCATTGGCTGACGCATTTGATACAAATTTAAGTTCTATAGAAATAATTGAAAGTAATAAACATCTATTTAAAGTTGATGGATGGAATGAATTTGAAATAGTAATTTATTCTAGTGAAGATTTAGAAATTATTAAAAATAACTTAGTTGATTATTTAGTTGAGGATTTAAAATCTAAAAAAGTAAATCTAGGTGGTATTATTGAATTTTCTTTAAAAGATATTACTAGTGATGTTGGTTTTATAAGATTCTCAATTGGTAGAGAAATTGAATTAAAAAGTGTTATAAGTAAATTACTAGAAATGGAACATTATAAATCTTTTAATGGGTATGAAATATGGAAAAAATAGCACTCCATATAGATTGTTTTTATTATAGGTTTAGAAAAAACATGTAACATCATGATATATATATACCCCCTTGTGGAACTAGAATTTTCTAGATAAAAAATAAAAATTTAAAATGTTATTAAAGTTAGGATCAACAGGGAAAGAAGTTAAACTTTTACAAGAAAAATTAGGTCTTAAAGGAGATGGTAATTTTGGGCCTAAGACTGAAAGTGCTGTAAAAAAGTGGCAAAAAGAAAATGGTTTAAAAGATGATGGAGTTGTAGGTGATATCACATGGGTGAAAATTAATGAAAGTGTTGAATCTCAATCACCTTTGTCTTTTATAAATAAAATAAAAGGTCATATTCCAGATTCAGTATTTCAACAAATACCTTCTACATGTTCATCGTTTAATATAATTACACCTTTAAGGTTAGCTCATTTTCTTTCTCAATGTTCTCATGAGAGTGGTAATTTTAAATCTGTTTTTGAAAATTTGAATTATTCGGAAAGTGGACTATTAAATACATTTAAAAAATATTTTACACCTGAATTAGCTAAAAAATATTCTAAAAAACCAGAAATGATAGCATCTAGAGTTTATGCTAATAGAATGGGTAATGGTTCTGAAGAAAGTGGTGATGGGTGGAAGTTTCGTGGTAGAGGATATCTACAGTGTACTGGTAAATCAAACTATGATTCTTTATCTAAAAAATTTGGAGTTGATTTTTTATCAAATCCTGATCTACTATCTACTGATTATCCGCTTTCATCAGCTGGTTGGTTTTTTGATAAAAATAAATTATGGTCTATTTGTGATAAAGGTTCAACTGATGATGTAGTTAAAGAATTAACAAAAAGAATAAATGGTGGTTATTTAGGATTAAATGATAGGATAGAAAAATTTAATAAATATTATAACCTTTTAAAATAAAAAAGAGAGTCTCAATTGACTCTCTTTTTTTGGTTAAAAAGTAATCAAGTTACTTCATTCCCTTACCATCCGAATTTGTTTAAGAAATAATCATTGTTAAATCATTCACATAACAAATATACAAATAATTTTATTATTTACAAATTATTCTTAAAATAAATATTTTAATTTTATATCTCTCACTAAAGATTTTAGTTCAGAATCTCCTATTATATCTTTTAAGTAATTATATATTCTTTCTTTACAAAAGAATCCATTGTAATTTACTTCATTACCATTTTCATTTATTCTTCTTAAAGATATACGAAGGTTTGGTTGTAATCTTAATATGATTTTACCACTTTCAATTATAAGAAAGAAACTTTGTTCAAACTCTGGTCCGTAATTAGCAAAACCTGGTTGGAATCCAAATTCATTTAAAAATTTAATTACATGATTATATCTTTCATATCTACCTAATAGTTTAGTATCTGTATCATAGTAGGAAAATCTCGATGGCATTCCATCAAACTCATTTTCATCACCAATGTAGTATTGAATAGTATCATCTAGAATTTCATCAATTTTAGCATCTCTAATTTCTTCGGTATTTTTTATATTATTACGATTAATTATATTTTTAATATTTTTATCAAAAATAAAATGTATTTTACCTGTTTTTTCTGCGATAAAATTACAATCATCTATTAATGATTTTGGGATTTCACTATTTTCATGTTTGAATATTTCTAAATTCTCAACATGATCAACTGGATTACTACCATCATTAATTTCTATATCAGTTGTTCCATCAGGGAGAGTTACTGTATTAATTTGAATTTCGTTCATTATTTAATGTGTAATTTTTTTTATGATCAAATCTCATATTTATATAATTTAGAATAAATTGGCATTTTTCATATTCTTCTCTACTTTGGTAGTAGAAAATCATTTCATTTAGGAATTTTTGATCATATAATTTAAACTTTTCGTCAAAATGTTTTCCATTTTGTATTCTTTGAAAGTTGCTATTGATTAGGTTATCATAGCTTTTTAAAACTTTAATCATATTAAAGGTTTTTACTTTGGTTATTTAAGAAGTTTAATTCTTCTAAAGATAGTGATTTTAATCCAGATTTAGAAATTTTATCTAAAATTTCATCTGTATCGAATTTATTTATATTTTCTTTATTAATAGTATCTATTTCTGATTTTTGATCTAAATCTATATCTTGTAGAGCATTGGGATTGTTTTGGTTCCACTTTTTCATTTCTTCCATTTTTATTTGGAATTCTTCTTTTGAGATAGTCATGCCCATTATATTAACAACATCATTTATTTGTGAATTAAATCTATCATTCAATTCCATTAAGAGTTCAGATGCTAGATTTGTATCTACTGATTCTGTTGTGTAGAGGCATTGATTATCTTTAAATATACAAAGTACTCCTTTATCCATTAAATAAACTAGATTAACAACATCTAGGTTGGTTATTTTAGTATCAACAATAACTGTGTGGTTAACTCTACTAACAAATACAGCTTTTCCTTTTTTTAGATTAGAAAGAACTTCTCTAAATTTGATAGAGATATCGCCTATCATTTTTTTATGATCTAAGTTTTTCTTAATTAGAGTGTAATATCTTGTTGATAATATACCTAAAGCGGTACCCCATAATAATCCTAGTATAAACATTTTTTCTTTAGTATTTTTTAATTTTATATGTTATATATATTTTTTCTTATTTTGATTAGTAATTCATTAACAAATTTTTTATCTACATTATCTGGTAGATTGGAATTATTAAATAATTCATCAATTTCAATAATATCTTTTTCAACATCATTTATTAGAGTTTCTAAATCTATTTCTCCCCTTCTAATTGAGATTAAATAGTCTGTATCATTTCTTCTAACATTGATACCCTTTCCTTCAGCAATTTCTTTAGCCATGGAAATAAGTCTTTTACAATGCATCATATTCTTACCATCAATTTTTTGACCGTGTGATTTAACATCTACCCATCTTGCTTCGTTTTTATTCTCTAACCAATCCTGGTATGATTTATAATCTTTACAATGTTCTGAATATCCATCTTTATTATAAACAATATTACAAATAGGGGTTTCACCTTTTGGAATAGAAGAAAGTCTGAGAGAATTTGACTCAGCGACATTCTGACCTTCTCCAGTTTTAACTAAACCTTTATAACCAAAACCCATTGGGTAACCCTTTTCTTTAAGTTCTTGTTTTAATTTATTTCGATACTCTTCATTATATACTCCAGAGGATCCAGAGTAACATAATGATGCACGTTCATCAAAATATACCGCATATACATCCCTAGCATTTGGGACATTTGCAACACCACAAAATTTTTCTCCATAGATATAACGTTCAAGGTTATCACCACTATTCCAAACTTTCCAAGGAATAGATTTTTGACCTTCAATTACGTAAACAAAATCAAGTACATCTTTACGAGTTACTTTATCCTTTTCCCAATTTTGTTTTTTATTTTGACCTCTAGCTTTTTTTATTTGTTGTATAGAATATCCACCAAAAGATTTTGCGCATATTTTAGTGATGAATTTATCTTTATTATTTAGAACTTCGTCAAATATTGGGTCTTTATAGATAATACAATCCTCTGGTGTGTTAAGCAATTCCAATACGCTTGGATTATTTGTGGATAGTAAATCTAAAAATCTTTTAACTTCATAAATAACTATATCATTTTTATCATCATTTATTTGTTCTTTATATCCAAACCCTAGTATATCATCTAATGATTGTATAAATACACCAGCATAGTCTGTATCTGATGTTTCGATATTAGTTCCATATGCATGAGATCCTCTAATCACTAGTAATAGTGGTTTTGATCCTGGTGATTTATCGCATATTAATTTCAATAAATTTTCTTTCATATAGCAAATATACTTAAATAAAATAAAAAGTTAAAATAAAGTAAATAAAATTTAATATATAATAAAAAATAATTTTTATATGGCTGGTACTTCTAGTTTTAGTGATCCTGGATATCCACTTATACAATCAGATTATATTAATACTATAATCGATATGTTGGAGTTATCGGAAGATGGTACAACATTGGATCCAAAAGATTTAAGGGATTCTAATTGGACTTTGTGGAATAAAATTGAAGATGTTGAGATTTCAGCATCGCAATCTGTTCAATATGAAAGACTAGATTCTACATTAATTAGTGTGGGTGGTATTTCGGTTGGTTCTACGTTTAGTGGTACTGTAGTTGATGTTATTGATAGATTATTATATCCTTATGTATCTCAGGTAAATTCATTAACTGCTTCTGAGACAGTTAGAGAATTTGGTGGTCCTTTAGAATTAGATTTAGAATGGAATGTATCTTTAGGTAGTAATGATATTGAGGAGATAATTATTTCTGGTGAGTATATAATTCCTTTGGTGAATTTTGGTGTTCAAACAATCACATCAACACATAGTTTAAATCCGGGTATTTCAGAGGTTATATCATATACTATGAGTTCATTTGATGGTGTTTCTAATCTTATTACATCTGTTGATTTTAAATGGTTAAATAGAGTTTATTGGGGAACAATTAGTTTGACTTCTTTGGGTAATCCTGACTTATATTTACAAGTTGATGTGATACCGGATGTTTCTGATTATATAGATGGTGTGGGTATATTGGAGTTGAGTAATAGTAAATTATCTGCTACTATGTCGTCTACATATATTATTGGTGGTGTTGGTGAATATTTGTGTTTTGCTTGGCCTTCTTTATTTGGGGAACCTACATTTATTGTAAATGGGATGAATAATAGTGCATTTACTAAAGTAAAGAGTGAGTATAGTTTTGAGAATAACTATGGATTTAGTGGGGTTGATTATGATGTTTGGCTTAGTAATGTTGGGTATAATTCAACTGTTGAAATTATTATAAAATAAATAAAAGATATGAGTAAAAATATAGGTACATTGATAAATGCTACAATTAGACCAAATGATACTTTAGATAGAATATCAACTGCATGGGATAATGAAATAAGAGGTGGACATCATTCATATTCAACTTTGAATGAGAGAGATTTGGTAATCTTACAAAGAAGGAGTTGGGGTATGCTTTGTACTGTTTATGATGATGGTTTAAATAATGGTACATATCAATTAGTTTATAATAGAGTTGATAATAACATTGAAAATAATTCAAACTGGGCTAAATTGGAATTAGATTCTGGTGATAAGTATTGGTTGCAAAGTGTTAAAAGTGTTCTTTTGGATGAGCCTCTTACTCCTTCAGATGGTGATAGGTATATAACTGGTTTGAATGATACTGATATATTGAATGGTGTTAATTGGTCTCTACCTTCTTATAGAGGTGGTGCTATTGTTAGTTGGAGTTCGGAGTTTTCTATTTGGAATATAATTGAACCTGAGAATGGATGGAGTGTCAGAGTTGAATCTGAATCTAATCAGTTATACACATATAGTGGTGTATATCCTAATGGTGATTGGGTAAAGGAGTATGATAAGATAATTTCATTGACTGCTTCTTCTACTAATGGTGTTTTATATAATTCCAGTGTAACTGGATTGTTGAGTTATAAAACAGATCAATTATATTTGGTTAGTTTTTCTGCTACAAATTCTACAACAACCGCTACTTTAAATATTAATGGAATTGGTGACGTTGCTATTAAAAAGCAAACATCTAATGGAATAAGTGATTTGTTGTATGGTGATTTAAGTCCTAGTTTAGTTTATAGTTTTTATTATAAGGGTGGTAATTTTATATTTGGTAAGCCTTATAATATGGCTCCTTTTGACATTAAATGGAAAATAAGATCTAATGAGGTAGTTCAAGTTCCGGATTATAATGAGTATCTTGTTTATGGTGATTTAGATGTTGAGGGTAGATTAGAGATTGATACTAATGGGCGAGTTATTATATTGAATGGGGGTTTGAATATTAAAGGTGGTACGGTATCTAACTATGGTAATGTACAAATGGTTAATTTTAATGGACCTAATAGTAATTACACTAATAATGTAACAAAGTTTTCTACTACAATGTCAATGACATCTGGTGTTACATATTCGATAATACATGGTTTGGATACACAAGATATAGTTGTTAATACTTGGGATGAGAATACTGGTGAGAATATATTTGTGAATGTTATTAAGACTTCTAATAATCAAATTGAATTATTGGCTGAAAATTTTATCCCGAGTGTTAGAGTGGTTGTTATTGGTTAGTCAGTATTAATTCTATGTTTTCTTTTGAAAATCCACTTAGGGGTTTTCCACCACTTTTTAACCATTCATTATAGAGATTATTATAATCTTCTTCTGTATAGAATTTATTATCTATATCTGAGAGTATTACGTTTGTGTGTGATTTATTTATCGTATTCCGTAATATTTGATCTCCATAAGCTGGTCCCATATGTCCTATAAGAACTGTTTCATTGATATATTCTCTAAATGTTTTAATCTTCATTTCTTTGTTCCAGTTTTTCAAAATATTCTTCTTGTTCTTGTAAAGAATATTCTCCTCTTTTTTTCATATATATTAAATTATAAAGGAATTTATCTTCTAAATAGAATTCTGAATTGTCTTTAAGAGTTAAAGTTGATATTTCTTCGTCATAATCATTGTCTATATTAACTATTCTTAATCCTATTTTACCATCTCTATCTGTTAAATCACATATAACTCTTATTCCGTTATCTAAAAATTCTTTTATTTTAAATGCTGTTGTATTTTTAGAAAGATACATATAATCTTTTACATCTTCTTCTCTAGTTTCTTGGTAAAGGTTTAAGAAGTTGATTTCTTTTTTAGTCAATCTCTTTTGGTTAGAGATTTTATCTAAAATTCTATCTAATTCTATTTCTTTTATAGACTTACCTAGTAGGTAATATCCTATTAACTTTTTAATTTTCATATCTTTTACTTTTTCCATCATTATATATTAAAATCTAAAGACGATAATTTTTTTTATATATAGTATTAGATAAAATTTATATTATCAATATTATAAAAGTTATTGTTTTATTTTAATTATGAGTATGGATGTTCGTTTGTTGGATGCTTTGAATAATCTTTCTTTTTCGTTAGAGTTGATGTCAGAAGCTTTAAAAGAAGGTAATGCTGCTAAGTCGGATGTTGCTAAGGCTTTATCGGGTGGTGATTTTTTTAAAGTTATTAGTGAGATAAAGGTCGGTATCGATGAGTTAAAGGAGACCGTTTCTGAGATTTCTATTAAACAGGATACAATCTTAGAGATGACAAAGGAGAATTCTAAAAAATTAGATATTCAGACTGATTTAATTAAGAAACAAGGATCTGTTTTACAAGGTATTCAATCTGATATAAAAAATAGAGGTGATAATAGTCCTATTAATACATCTAATGATAAAAATCAGAGTGGCATTAAAAAGGGTATTACTACTATATTACTTATAGCTGTTGCTGTATTGGCAATTGGTTTAGCTTTTAAGATTATAGGTAATGTCAATTTTCTTTCAGTTGTTGGTCTTAGTATTGCTATATATGTAGTTGCGTTGGCTTTTGAGAGAGTATCTAAATTGGATATCTCCCCTAAAAAAGCTGTTGAGACATCTCTTTTGATGGTTATAATGGCTGGTGGTATTATGGTGTCGTCTTGGTTATTATCTATGACTTCTCCGATAACAATTCCACAATTTTTGACAAGTGTTGCAATCGCGGGTTTATTTTATTTTGTGATGCCTGTTATGATGAATATGATGGATTCGATGATGAATCCAACTACAGTTACATTACCAAATGGTACTAAAATAAAGACTAAGAAGTTAGATGTTGGTAAGCTAATTGCTACTGCTATATTTTTACCTATATTAATGTTTACTATGTCAATGGGTATTATGGTCGCATCTGGAGTTTTATCTGGTGTTAGACCAATGGGTATTGGTCAGATAATAACTTCGTTGTTGATATCTGGTATGTTTGCATTAGCGGCTCCTGCTATGGTTAAAGTTATGGAGAGATTGGGTGAGAACAAATTAGGATTTGGAAGATTATTTCAGATATCTTTGATACTCCCGTTGGTTTTATTGGGACTTTCATTGGGTATTATGCTTTCTTCTTATGTTTTAGGGATGGTTAAGCCAATTGGTTTGAGGCAGGCTATAACAGCGATTTTAATTGCTGGTGTGTTTGCAGTTGTTTCTTTTGGGTTGGGTAAATTATTGGGAGCTTTTTCTGATATTACACCAGCTAAAGCTCTTGTTGCTGGTTTGTTGATGCCTATTGTTTTGACAGCTCTTTCTATATCGATTATGCTTTCTTCTTGGGCATTAGGATTGGTTGCACCTATTTCTATGTCTCAATTTTTAACATCTTTGGGTATAGCTGTTATTTTTGTTGCTTTTTCTTTTAGTTTAAAAATGATAGCTGATAGTGTTTCTAAATTTGATCCATATGAGATAGTTATGTTACCTTTATTGTTTACATCTTTTTCGGTGGCTATTATGGCTTCTTCATGGGTTTTATCTATGGTTAAACCTATTTCGATGGGTCAATTTTTAACTGCTTTGGGTATATCTGCTATTTTTGTTGTTTTATCTTTTGCGATTAAGTTAATTGGTTCAAATTTGGATGGTATAGATATTAAAAGTGTTTGGAAATTACCATTATTATTTACGGCTTTCTCGTTGGCTATTATGTTATCATCTCATATTTTGGCCAAGGCTGCTGATATGTCTGTTGGTAAAATTCTTAAATTATTATTTTTTAGTGCTGCTTTGGCGATATCTACAGTTTTGATTGGATTAGCTGTTTTATTATTAGATAAAATGAGATTAAAAATATCTGATATTGTTAAGGGTGGTGTTATGATAGTTTTGATAGCTACTACTATTATGTTATCATCTATGATATTATCAATTGGTAGATATGATAAATATCCAAAAATTGGATGGGCAATTGGTGTTTCTGCTAGTATTGTTGGTTTTGGATTGGCCGCAATTGCATTGGGTGCAGCTATACTATTAACTGGTGGTCTTGGTTTGGGTGCTTTGGCCGCTGGTTTAGGTGCTATTTTATTAATTTCTACTGGTATCGTAGCAACTTCTTTTATATTAGCTGCTGGTAAATATGATAAATATCCGACTATTGGTTGGGTTGCTAGTGTTGGCTTGGCTGCTACTGCTTTTGGAATTCCTGCTTTGGCTTTGGGTGTTGCAATTCTTGGAACATTGGGTCTTGGTATGGTTGCTTTGGAGATGGGTCTATCTGGAATCCTATTAATAGCTACTACAATAACTGCTGTTTCTTATATATTGGGTGCTGGTAAGTATGATAAATACCCAAATATTGCTTGGACCGCTAGTGTTGGATTGGCAGCAACTGCGTTAGGTCTACCGGCTTTAGCTTTGGGTGTTGCAATTCTCGGCACATTTGGGTTAGGTCTGGTTGCTTTAGAATCTGGATTGACTGGTATTTTATTAATTGCTGCTACGATAACTGCTGTTTCTTATATATTGGGTGTTGGTAAGTATGATAAATA